ATGTTGGCTGCTCCGGTGTGGATGGCGTCGCCGCCTGAGGTGCATTCAGCCCTGCTCAGCAGTGGTCCGGGCCCCGGCCCCCTGCTCGCGGCGGCCGCCGAATGGTCGTCGTTAGGCGCGCACTACAGCGCAACTGCCCAAGAACTCCGGGCAATTCTGGCCGCCACCCACGCGAGTGCATGGCACGGCCCAAGCGCGGAAACGTATGTGGCAGCACACACTCCATACCTGGAATGGCTGAACCAGGGAGCCCTCGAGAGCAACGCCCGGGCAGTCCAGCATGGAGCCGCCGCCGGCGCCTACAGCACCGCGCTGGCCGTGATGCCCACCCTTGCCGAGCTTGCCGCCAATCACGCCACACACACGGCACTGGTGGCAACAAACTTCTTCGGAATCAACACAATTCCCATCCTCGCCACCGAGGCGGACTATGTCCGCATGTGGGTGCAGGCCGCCACCACGATGGCGACCTACCAAACGGCCTCCGAGGTGGCGTTGGCGTCCGCCCCTCCCTCAACACCACCGCCGTCGATCCTGCACGATCATGATCACGGACACGACGATCACGACCATGAGCACGGTCACGATGACGACCATGGGCACGGAGATCTGGACCCGACCGACCCGGAATGGTGGGTGCATGTGGCCGGAGAGATGGTCGAGCATTTCGAGTTGCTGCTCAACAACCTGCTCACCGATCCCGCCGCGCTGCTCACCAACCTGCCAATGGTCTTGGCAGATGTGGCATTCCACGCGGCCCAATTGGCGTCGACAATCGGCCAGTTCGCACCGGCACTGATTCAGCCGGCGTTGGCTCTGGCGATCGCCAACCTGGGTTGGGCGGCCGGGTTCGCGGGCCTGGCCGGAATCCAGCCGTCACCGGAAATCCTTGCCGTGGAACCGGGTTCCGTCGAAGATCCTCCCATGGCTGCGTCCGCCGGCACGGCTCCGGCACCCAGCCCGCCCGCCTCGGCCCCCGCCCCGGCAGCACCTGCAAGCGCCCCCGCACCCACCGCACCCGGCACCGCGCCCGCTCCGCCATCGCCGCCGCCCGTCGGCGACCCGGGATTCTCCTTCCCGTATGCCGTCGGTGGCGGGCCGCGTCTCGGCACCGGGTTAGCGCTGGCGGCTCAAGTACGTAGGGCAACCAGTGCGGCAGCGCGGTCCTCGGCGCGAGAGCAGGCCGCCACCGCGGAAACCGCAGCGGCCCGTCAGGCACGACGACGGCGAGACAAGAGCAAGCAACAGGGTCGCGGCATCGAGTACATGGATATGGATGCCACTGCGCGGTGCGAGGGGCCTGCTCCTGACCCCACCGCCTCGCACCGCGGAGCCGGCCCCATGGGATTCGCCGGGACCGTAATCAAAACGGGCGCAACGGCATCAGGGTTGGCGACGCTGAGTCGCGACGACGACTTGTTCGAGGGAGCGCGGGCGCCGATGGTGCCCAATACGTGGGACCCGGAGCACGGCCGCCAGGACTAAGGCTGGTGGCCCTGAACGGCTACGCGGCCGGTCACCCCTGCTGCTGCCCGTCCCGCTTACGCAGTCGTGTTGAGGACGCACCCAACAGCAACGCTGTCAGATCGTTGTCACCGGACTGCTTATCCCGATCCTGCCGATCATCCTTCGGAGGGAATCGGGGCGGCCACTGCTTGTTCTGCTTCTTTTGTTGCAGCTGACGGGCAAGGTCATCGCTCTTCCGCTGGGCTGCTCAGGTTGCTGTCCGACATCCTGCTGCGGCGGTTGTTGCGCGCGGTCCGCCCAGGGTTCTGATATTCCCCCTGCGATCCCGGATTACAACGCCACCTTGAACTCGCCCACCGACCAGCGCACCACCCGCCACACCAGCCACCGAGTCATTGATGTTGCCGAACGACCCCTACATACTGTTCACATGCAGATACCATTGCCCTCAGCAGAATGATGGCGAAGGAAATGCCTATCGCGTATCGCAGGTATTCAGAATCCGTCAGGAAAAACAGGCCGGAGGATATGGCCGATATTCCCGCTACTTGCAAGGCGAGCCCCTTGCCCAGGTGTGTGGGCAATAGAAGTGTCGACCAGATAAACAGAATTGTGCCCAACGCAAGCAGCAATAATGACGTATACAGGTTCATCGGGGACCCGTCCGCTTCCTCTTCTGGTTATGCATGTCTTCCAACGTCGATGGTGGCGGTGCAGCGGGGCCAACGAACCAGGTTATCCATGCAGCCCCTTTAAGGAGCCGCTGCCACCAGGGTATGTGTGACTTGTCTGAGTTTGGCGTGTAGGGCACTGATTGAGGTGCTGCGGCCTTGCGTATCTGCTCGGCAGTAAACGGCTGACGTGACCCTTGCCCTGATTTTTCGCTCTTGTCCATATCTACGCCTTTTCAACTTATGTTTAGCTGAACAAGCTCTTAGCGCCGCTCCATAGCGATTTCGCGCCATTCACAACGGATTTTCCTGCTTCTTTCGCAGCTTCGCCTGTGGCACGCAGCCCGCTATCAATTGCCTGCTGTGCTCCTTCTGGCAGTTTGCCGTAGGCCCACTTTACGCCTTGGTATGCGGCCACTCCTGCGGCAGCGCCCACGACCACTACGGCTACTGCCGGCGCCGCGGGTGCTAGAGCTGCCATGGCAGCTCCGGCGAGAAGCCCAGCACCGACGCTGGCGGCGTTGGCGGCAATCGCTTTGCCTGGTGCCATGCCGTCTTTGATGTCGTAGTACGCCGCCAAAGGTGCCAGGGCAGGACCTGTGCCCTTGCCGAGAACCTTGGTGACCGTGCTGAGGTTCCCGACCTTGGAAACCAGACCAGGGATCTTCGGTGTTTCGCTGCGGATCGTGTTCATAGCCGCACCAATTGCAGGGTCCGCAGTCGTTACGCGGCTTCCTGCCCGTATCGAATCGTTGATGACATTCGACGATGCCTTCACCAGACGCTGCGATTCGGACAGAGCGGCCTGACTGACATTGAGATTTCGTTTCAGCAGCGCGTTAACTCCGGCCGAGGCGCCTTGAATCGCATACTTCGGGGCACGCTCGACTTGCTTGTCGACCATCTCTTTGCCTTTGTCGAGGAGCGACTTCCGACGCTGAGTGGCAGCAACCGCTGACGTCGTCGGATCGTTGTCAGCGTCATCATCGTCGTCAGAACTATCGCTGTCTTGGTCCAGCTGATCCTGAAGCTTCTTACGAAGCTCGTCAGCTTGTTTCTGTTTCTCCTGCAGCTGTTCCTGTTGACGTTGAATCTGTTGTTGTTGCTGGTCAACCGGGTTCTGCTTTGGCTCGTTCTGCTGGCCCGGCTGGCTCTGCTGACCAGGCTGCGTTTGTCCGGACTGCGTCGGGCTCTGTTGTGCCGGTTGTTGTCCGGGCTGTCCCTGAGGTTGTTGTGCGCCGGGCTGTTGGGGCGTTTGCCCCGCAGGCTGTTGCCCGACAGGGTTCTGAGGCGCCTGTGCGGGCTGCTGCGGCGCTTGGGGAGCCTGCTGTACGGGTTGTTGCGCAGGTGCTTGTTGTACGGGTGCTTGGACTGGGGGTTGTGCGTCGGGTTGCCAGGGTCCGTAGTTGGGTAGCGGCTGGCCGTGAGCGGCGCGTTGGCCGGTCTGTTGGCCGATGTTCTGGCCGGCCTGTTGAGGAGCGCTTTGCCCGCCTTGGGCGGAGTTTTGGTTGTAGATGGAGATTCCGGAGTTTTGGTCTAGTGGCGGCTGGTTGATGCCGCCTTGGTAGTCGGGTTGTTGGGCGGGCATTTGGGGTGGCTGGAATTGAGAGGCGTTGGGGCCGTATGAGCCGCCACCGTTGTCTCCGCCGCCGCAGTCTGGTGGGCATTGGGCATGGGCCAGCGGTATAGCGCCGGGTCCGGTGTAGTCGGAGGGGGTGGCGAGCCCGAATCCCATGGCGCTAAACCAGATGAGGGCGACTACGGCGGTACCGGCCTGCATTTGTCCCAGCGGGCTGGCCCCACCACCGCCGCCGCCGTGGGTTTGGGCCCACTGCCACCATCCCGATAGTGCTTTCCACCACCAGGTATTGGCGGCGAAGGCCACGACCAAAATGGCGGTGATGGCCGCCAGGGCGGCCATCGGATCATCACCTGTCAGCCACTTCGAAACGTGCGGGACCACGTACCCGGATAGGAATACCAGTGCCGCGGCGCCGGCGAGCAGGGTCAAACCAAGACCCGGGTGGCTGGACCACCACAGCGCCCACCACTGCTGGTTGGGGTTCTGCTGGTTGTCGTTGCGGTTTCGTGTGCCCGAGTTGGCGAAGATCGCGGCCGCGAGGGTCTTCGCGCCGCTGAATAGCAGCGCCCCGAACATGACCATGAACGCGACAGCCACCAGTTGTGAGGTCAGCGTCCAGCCGATCGCCGTATCGGTCACGGCGCCGGTGCCGGTGGTGTGCGCCCACCAGGTGGCGGCATGGCCGCGCATCACCCACCAGATACCGGCAGCGCCCATGGCGATGCCTGCGGTGGCGCGCATGGGAGCGGAGATGGGAGCTAGTAGCGCCAAGGCTGCGGCGGTGAGCGGTGCCAGGGCGCGGCGTAGCAGGGTGATGCCTTTACCCAGGGCTGTAAACGCGAGGCACAGCAGGATCACCCAGCCCACTGTCCCAGCCGCACCACCTGCGGGCGCGAGCACATGCAGGCCCCATACCCCGGCCACGAGTAGGGCTGCCCCGGTGACGCCAGCGGCGAACCCGGTCAACTGCATGCTCGGGGGCCTAGCGGAGTCCGCGGCCGTGGGCAGGGGTTCGGTGGTCGCATCATCACTCATCTGCTAGTCCTGTTCCCGGAGTGCTTGTTTGTGTGAAAGGTGTTGTGGTGCTGCATGTTGCGGCGGGTACGTCAGGTGCCTCCGGCCGCTGCGGCGGGCGGGCCGGGAGTCATGTTTTCTTTGGCCCACCGCACATGCCCGTTGGCGCTGGCCAGGCAGCCCTCGTAGTTGTCGCCGTCCTGGCCGAACGCGGCCACGCAGGCATTCGTCAGGTCGGCCATGAACGTGTTCTCACACGTTAGGGCGCTGGTGCGAGCGGGGGCAGCGCTCATGCACGCAGTCAGCCGGGCACACGACGGCGCGAAATCAGCAGCCCCGCCAGGGGTTCCGTCGTCCCCACCGCCGACGAATTGTGGCGGCCCAGACACACACCGCCCGGCAGCACTGCCCGCTGGTGCTTTAGGTGCGGGATCGCCTTGAGCGACCGCCGGAACGCTGGTGGATGGCCGGTAGGCCACGGTGATGGTGACGGGAAAATTGAGCAATCCGATATCGCCGACGTTCAGATTCACGTCCGATTGCTGATACAGATAACTTCCCCCGACCGACGGTGTGACCGGGATCGGGTTGCCGGCACCGTCTTTTGCATCAGGGATGCTCAGCGCCCCGATAATCGCTGCCGAGTGTCCGGGGGCTGCATCGGTCTCAACTACCACCGCTTGCGCGGCTTGGCGCAGATGAGTGCCCTCGGGATACCGGATCCCCACCGTGAAGTCACTCGGCGAGATGAAGGTCTTGCGAATCATGCGAATATCCGCGCCGCCGCCGGCATCGGGGATCACCACATAATCCACCGGACCCGAACCATAAGAGGCCGCACCGCCCTCACCCCAATTAGCAGCCGTCAAGGCTCGTTCGTTGGGTAGATGGATGACGACTTGCTTGCCTGGCCACGCGGTCGCGGCGTGTACTCCGTCGGTAGCGATTGGCGGAACTGCCACCACACCACGCTGGCGCGCCTCCGCAAGAGGTCGCCCTGTTCCTGGCCCCATCCCTTGCGGCACATTCGTTTTAGCCTGTGCCCCACCAATACTCACCGCACGCGGCAAATTATCGGGCTGCGGCACCGCCAACGGCGGCGGAGCCGGAGCAGGAGGCCCAGGCTGATTGGGGTCTGCTCCAGCTGCACTTGCGCTAGATAACGCAAGCCCAGCAACCGCTGTCACGGCCGCCAACAAAACCGATCTGAGATGGAGCCGCCTAGGTATGCGTCGGCTGTAGTGGACGCCCGAAGATTCGCTGGAAGCAGGTCGCGTACGGCAGTTGATCACCGTCATCAGCCGATGCGGTACGCCCCGACTGCCGGTTTCGCCGCCCACGAGCCCCCCTTGAGCCGTATTGATACCAATCTATCAGCGACTAGACTATATCAGCAATACCAGCACACCTACATGGTCTGGCAAAGTATAGAAGGCGTCCTTCGTTGACCCGCCCGTTTCTGCACTCCAGGGCGATATTCGACCGAATTCGGGCGTTGAGTGTGACTGATGACGAAAGCTGCGGGCGTGGGGAAAAGATAGCCGCAACCTCAAATGTGGCCGACCGCCGCTGCACCCAAGTGCCCAGTCGCCGATCACCACCTGCCCGCGCCAGCGACCAAATGCGGCCACTTCGAGAGCCCGCGTACGAAACAACGCCGAAGCAGTTTTCGGGACAACAGCCGTGATGCAGTTGGAGCTGAGGAATTGGGCGTAGCCACGTTGCCGACGGCGCTGTGGCGGAGAGTTTGTCCGAGCTGCACCAAACCCGGTCGATCTCGGCTGGCTCGACCGGCCTCCACAGACCGAAATCGAGCTCTACGCCGCTGCCCCACCTCCTCGCCAAGGCGTCCCAGCTTGATCCCCGTGCCGTCGTGACTGTGTCGCGACGGAGCCTTACGGACATTGCACCCGGCTCAACCTGGCGGGTCATCACGAAAGTGGTCGCGTAAGTCCCGTTCTGCGATCTGCCGCAGTTTCGCCGAGCTCGACTACAGCCCGTTAGTCGAATCGGGCCGCATCCCAGCCATGGTGACGTTCACCTATCCGGGCGAATGGGAGAGCGTCGCCCCAAGGGGGCTCCAGTGAAGCGGCATATGGTTTGTGGCGCAAACGCTTTCACCGCGAATATGGTGTGCGGCGAGAGACGAACGCTCGTGGGTGATGAAAGCCGGGCGGTGGATCTCCCCGCCATCCACGATGCGATCACACGTCGCATCGAAAGCTGCAGTCGCCGCTGAGAGGTATGGCCTGGAAGACCCCAGGGTGGTTGCCACACTTATTCACCCCTTGGCGGCGAGCATCGCCGCCCACTTGGCTACAAGGGCGCTCACCAGATCATGCGCCTCGGTAAGAGATAGCTCGCGAGGGGGTACCGCTGTCGACCTGGCATGCCGCACCCGTTGCGCCGAGGCAGTGAATGAATCTACTTGTGTCTTTGTGGCCCAATCTAATTCGCCATAGATCTTACTCCGGCACCAATCGCGTCGGTGATGATCTCGAAGACCCAATACAGATCTGACCACCACCAGACATTCTTTGGCTTACCCAGAACTTCCAGCGCCTCGGCGAGATCTGGATTCGACGCCGCCGCTGCGAAACGGTCCGGCCAGGCAGATGGCGGATCGGGAACTACCGTGCCGTCTGGTCTCGCGACCGTAACTGTCGGTCGCCCAACATTCACACGGATCTGAGCCGGTGCGGGTCGGAGGACTGTGTGCCGCCGACCGTCGGACGTCGTGTACTCGTCGCTCAGCGCTACCGGACGAAAGTTCTGATTTTCAACGCGCCCAAGGCCGTTGATGCGCAGAAGGAGCCGCTCGGCGGCTTCATAGAACTTCTCGTCTTCCGAGGGAGAGTCGATCTCGTGAAAAGCCAGGTAATAGTGGGTGGAGTATCGCGACCGGATCATCGCCGTGTTCCCGGAGACCGATGCGAACGAACTCGGTAGGGGTGCCGCCGTTCGTTTCGTATGCGTGTGCGTGTGCGCCATATGGCCACGGTTCAGCGCCAGAGCAGCGTGAGCTCTCCGCCGTCGGGGAGTTCCGCCCAGCGCGGTGCGAAGTCGTCGTAGCGGGCGAAGATCCGGTCCAGGAGAGCGGGTTCGACGTAGACCTCGGCCGCTGGCCCGGGCCACGGGCCAGCGGCCTGCCGGTGGCCGCGCTCGACCTCCCACAGCGCCGCCGTCAGCGACGCGAGGTACTCCGACCGTGCCATGTCCGCCGCCTGCGCTGCCGTGGGCTTGCGGTTTCGCCGGGACGCCTTCCGCCGCTCCGCCGGATCGGCGGGCCAGAAGAGCCCGTCGAGGCCGTTGGCGTCGGCGAGGCGCCCGAACACGCCGCCGCGCAGCCGCGCCTCCTGCTCGACGATGAGGTGCGCCGCGTCGTGCGGCACGGGTGGACGGCCACCCGGCCCGCCGCGCGGCGTGAGCTCGGGGCCCCTCTCCCGGCGGATCCGCACGTCGTACCCGTTCCGGCGCTTGACGAACGTGACTTCCATGCCCTCTAGGGTGCGTCCTAGGCGGGGGCGCCACAACCGGTTTTCGACGGCCTGCGGCCCGCCCGCCACGCGCCCCACAGTGATTCCATGTCGATCCGTGACCGCTGGTGCCCGTCCCTCCTCGACGCGACGGCCGGACTCGGAGCGGTCTACAGCACGTAACCCAAGCCGTGGGAGCCCAGGTGTCAGGATCCGCCCCGTCGACGGGGCCCTTCTTCGGCCGCCCAGCAGCTGAACATCGCCCGCCTGATCGCTGGATATGGTGGGTGACATCGTCGGGAAGCGAGGGATGAGGGGAGCGCCGTGGATGGTCTGAGTGACGTGTCGGTCGATCACCGCGTCCGGCGTTGGAACCTCGCACGGTCGCTGTTCGCGTTCCTCACGTTGGCAGGGGTCGTGTTCTGCATCGCCAGTGCGCTCGGCACCTCCCCGCACTGGGTGTGGATCGCGGGGTTCGCCGCCACCTTGGTGAGCGGGTGCCTGCTCAGGATCGCCTGGGACAAGCACCGCGTGGCTCTCTTCGCGGGAGCCCCCACCGCCGTGGGCACGGTCCGCGACGTGCTGGAAAGCCAGTTCGGAGACGGGGCATCGAAGTACCAGCTGCTGATCGATGCGGAACTCGCACACGGGGTGTCGATCCACCGGCGGATCGACACCGGCGGGGATCCCGATCCGCTCGGCTGGGTCGGGAAGCCGGTCCGGTTCCGTCACCGCACCCTCGACCCGGACGACCTCGACGACGCGTTCGTCGGTCGCGAGGAGCGCAACGCGTCGTTGGGGCCTGGCTCGTGAGCGCCCACGATTCCGTGTCGACAGCGCCCGGCCGCGCCTACCGCTGGTGGGGCGTCGGGGCGATCACGTGCCTGGTTCTGGCGGTGACCGGTCTGCTCGGAGCCATCGCGAGCGCGTTCAGCTCCAGCCCAGAACAGCTGTGGGTCGCAACCGCCGTCGCGGTCTTCGTCCTGATCCCGGCGGGCATCCTCGGCGGCCTCTACTGCGGGCACCGGCGGTACCGCGCGCGGTTCACCAACGCGCATGTTTCCGAAGCGCCGATCGAAGAGGTCACCGAGGTGCGTCGTACCAACGACGACGGCAGCGTCTCGCGCTACTTCATGCTCATCGTGTCCGTGGCAGTGGAGGGCGGGCCGGCCATCCGAAGGCACTGCACCGTGGGTGGGGACCACCCCCCGCCCACGGATCGGGCAGACGCTGCGCTTCCGGCACACCACGCTGGACCCCGACGACCTGGAGGACGCACTGCTGGCACGCCCCAGTGATCATCGACGGGGCCGACCCGAAACGCGTGATCCTGCTCGAACCACCGTGCGGCCCGGATCTGCCGCTCGTGCCAGATGATCTGCAGGCGATCCGAGACGCCCGGGACCTGCGCACGAGCGCCTTGGCGGCGCTGTACCCGCCGCCCTCCGCCGCCGAACTCGCCAACCTGATGACACCGACCGCGTCGGCGGCGCACCCGGCCTGGGACGCCGTCTGTTACCGGCTCGGCCTGCTGACGACGCCCGAGGCCCAGGCCATCCTCGATAACATCCGCCGTGACGGAAACGCCTGGGTTCGAGCAGAAGCCGAGCTGTACTCCTGGGGCCCGAGCATCCCCGACGATCTACGCAAGCAGGTCGGGGCGTTCCTGTCGCATCTGCATGATGTCGCCCCGCAGGGCCGCGGTATCGATCGCGGGCCGTTCTGGACACTCGGCGTCGCGGCCCTGATGCGCGACCTCGCCCCCAACGACGTCGACGCCCGAGTCTTCGAACTGGTGATGGGTCCGTTCGTCGACGTCTGCGGCCCGCTGCCGGAGCAGCTGCTGTAGCGCGTTGCTCGGTTCACAGCGTTGGGAAGCCCTCCGGTTCTCCCCGGCAGGGCGCGAGCCAGGACAGTCGCCGGTCGCAGCCCACATCGACCATGCTGACTGGCGATCGGACCTGGTAGACGACGTAGGCGTCCACGCCCAATCGGGCATCGATACCTATTTGCGTGTGTGCAGTGTCGGGGTCGTCCGGGGTGGGCATCGTGCAGCGGTCCGGCTGATGAGACGGCGGTACTCCTTCGGGATTCATCCACCAGAGACCTGTCGCAAACTCGTCGATCCTGCTGGCACCGACGTCGGGGGTCAGCACGTCGAAGAGTGGCTCGGCACAGGAGGGTTCACCCGCAGTGTGGCCACGGAGGCGCTGTGCGACCTGCGCTGCGTCACCGGCATCGGGCGGCAGCGCGTAGATCTCGTAGGCCAGGAGCGCGCATTGTTGCCAGTAGAACATGACCACGTCCTGCTCACCGTCGCCATCGCTGTAGCGCGGGGACATCCAACACGAGACCTGAGTCCATGAGCGCGCCGGGTTTCCTAAGCTCGCGAGCGGTGGCCGGAACTCGTCCTGTTTGACGAGCAGTTTTGCGCGTCCGGTGGAGACGTCGTCAACCAGCTGACGGGCGTTGTTCGCCTTGAGGATCCCCGAGACGGGGCCGGGAACGAATACGAAAAGTGCCAGCACCACCCCGCTGAGAACACCGAACGTCCAGCGGCGGCGCGGTGACCACGGCACCGCAGTCGCTTCCACGTCCGCTGGTTCCTGCCCATCACCCATACACGCCACGATATCGACGCGGACGCACCCAGCCTTCGCGCCTCAACTGAGCGCACCGAGGATGGCGACTGTGGTCCATGCCGCGGCGACGGCTGCCAGTGCGAGCGACACCCACAGCAACGCCCAGAACGCACCAGAGCCGTCACGCGGACCACGCGCCGACCAGAGCAGGGCGATACCCACTCCAAGCCCGTTCGCGCTGACCCCGAGTGCGACCACGGGTAGCGCGAACATGCACGCGACGACGAAGAGAGCGGAGATCAACACCAGGATCGTCAGCGCCGCCCGAGTCCACCCTTGCTCGGGATCGTGCCGGCGGCGCAGGACGGTCTCGAGGATGCTGAACCCGGGGAAAGAAGCGATGAGCCCGCCCATCACGGTCAGCGAGTAGAACACCGGCGCGAACAAGAGCGCCTTGTTCTCCGCGGGGACGTTGCCGGTCGTCGCACCGAGGGCAAGCATCCCCGTGAACAACAGTGCGCCCAGGATGAGCGGTGCCGTCCCCGTGACGGACGCGCGATCTCCCGCGCCCCTGGGGGCCGCGCTCCGTCTACTCACCGCCGCCGTTCCCAGTCGACGAACCAGGTGGACTTTCGGTTCGGTTTCTTTGGGTCGTAGCGGATCCAGTGCTTGCTGCCGACGTAGGGCTTGTGGGTGCGCGTCATGGCCTTGTGATCGTGCTCGATTCCTTGGGAGTCGGTGAAGCGCAGGATGACGTCGTAGTACGCGTGGACGTTGCTGCCCTTCGAGCGCTTCACCTCGACCACCTTCGCCCGCACCCGCGGCCCGGTGAGCCGGATACTCCGAGCACGCTCGGCGCGGCGGTGTCGCCACCCGAACAGAGCGCCGAGGAAGTTCTTTGCGCGACTCATGTCACTGGGCCTTCTGCGGGATCTGGTGCATCGACGAACCCGAGGAACAACACATCCTTCAGGTCGTCCGGGTCGCCGGTGTTGTGGCGGAACCGGACCATCTGTCCAAGCTCCGGCGCCGTGCGCTCAGACACCCGGCAGGTGCGACGGATGCCCCCATTCGGAAGCCTGGCCGCGATCGTGATGTCGTATGCGGGCAGTGCCTCTGGATCCGTGTGTTCATCGACAACGATCTTGGTGATAGTGCCGCCGGTTTCCTTACCGTCGGCATACCGTGCGACGTCGAGCCTGAACGAGGCCAGGCACCACGGGAGGATCGACACCACGAGTACTGCGAAGGCTGCGAGGAAGACCCACCACGGGCCCGGCTTCCCGAGGACTTCGCGGATCGCAGCCACGACGACGGTGATCACGAACCCCGTCAACCCGAGGCAGGCCAGCCCGAAGAAGACGCGCTTGAGGAACACCCACCGGCGGATCCGCGCCCGGGTCTCGGGCGTGCGCGCCAGGGCCATCCACGCTGTGGCGTCGCGGTTCACGAGACGAACCTGCGCTTCCCGTTTAGGAACGGCGACCCTGCTGCCGACTGCCGAAGGTCGGTGAATTCGCGATCGCCGTGCAGACCAGTGATCATGAAGCCGCTGCGCCACACGTCATCATGTGCTTCGGTGAGCAGAACCATGGTGTCGGCCAGGTCCGGGTCGGCGAAGGCGTACACCTGCCAGCGGCTCGCGGGTGTGAACTGGTCGATCGACGCCTCGTTGATGAGATCGCCCAGCCAGGCTGTGTGTGTCTTCCCGTCGGCTCCGTCGTAGTCGACAATGACCTTCTTCGTTTTTGCTTCCGCTGTGGTGTCGGGTTGGTCCCATTCGCGGATCTCGCGCACGCGCGCCACCCGGGGGGTGTGGTCCAGCGCGGGCAGTGGTGTGCTCGACATCGCCTGGAGCCACCCGACGGCGCACGCGATCGCGACCACGAGGATGGCGAAGAACAGCATCACGCCGCGGACAGTCCCGTCAAGCGGCAAGGACAAGATGCCCCAGCCCAGCAGGACCGAGCTGATCAGGAACAGCCCGAACCACGTCCCACCGTCGGTCCAGATCGAGCTGCGCGAGCCGTTCACCGGACCTAGCCGGCGGCTGTCTGCTGCGCCGGTCATGCCGCGAACTCCCATCTTGAGTCCTCGCCGAAGAACGGCGATCCCGGGCGGGGCTTGCGGAACTGGCCGGTGTGCACCTCGCCGCAGACCCCGAGCCAGAGGTAGATGCCCGAGCGCAGCACCTCGTCGTGGGCCTCCGTCAGGAACACCACGGTGTCCGCGAGCGCTGTATCGCGGAACGCGTACACCTGCCAGGTGCTCCCGATGGGGAAGCGATCGAGCCAGGATTCATCGACGTCATCGGCGAGATGCACTTCGTATTGTTTGCCATCCCTGCCCTGATAGGTCACGTACAGGCCGGGCCAACCGGTCACTGAGTCGGTGCCCTCGTTCGCCGAGACCGTCGCAACGCGCGGGGTCCGGTCGATGGCCGGCAGGGTGTCGAGAGATTTCGGGCTGAGAAGCACTGCGCGCAGGATCACGATGGCAGAGAAGAGCACGAGGAGTCCGATGAAAGCCCACATGAACACCGGCCCCAGCGCTACCAAGAGGACGGCGAGCCCAACGACCCCGATGATGCAGGCGATGACGATCGTCGGCATCACTCGGTCGTAGCGGTGGATGAACGGCATGTCGGGCCCGTACCCGATGCCCAGCAGCCGCATCGTGACCCGGTCGAACACTGATCCGCACTTGCTCATGACGACATCTCTTCGATCCGTGCTTGCGCCCGGTCCCTGCGGTAAGCGCATGCAGCGTATAACCAGAAACCGAGCGGGATCGCGACGATGCTGGCCGGGAACAGCACAGCGGGGTTCGTCCAGCCAGGGAAGCCGTCGAACGGATGATTTCCGAGGAAGAGCATGCCGATGAGAAGCCAGCATGCCGTCGGGACGACGAGCATGACCCCGCCCCAGCCGATCATGAAGCACAGGCTCGCGAGAACACCCCAGATCCGGTAGCCAAGCGTCCCAGGACCGTGCGGCCGGAACGGTGCCAGCTCTCCGTCGAGCTCCGCCGGCCATTGGACGACGAGCACGTCGCAGTCGTAGGTCGGATCGAGCGTCGTGTGGCGGATGACGACTTCCTTCCCGATGAGCCTGCGGCCCGCGGACGGGCCGAGCAGCGGGGACCGGACCGTCCGAGGCAACGTCACATGCTTACCGTCGACACTCACGTCGATGTGGATGACGAGGTCATCGTCTGTCGGTCCACCCTCGGGGGAGTCGTTCGACACGGCGTAGCGGATGACGCCGACAGTCTCTCGCCCCTCGATGAGCTCTTTGCGGAGCGGGGCAGGGCGCGGCTTCGGCGGAGGGGTGAACTCGCTGGCCATGGCCTTCCCGATCCGTCTGAGCACAGACCGAGCTGACCGTTGGCCGGGTGAATGATTGCTCATGATCCGCTCCTCATCGAGTCCCAGTCGATGCCGATCGAGTCGGCGTGCTCGGTGGTCCACCACACGGGCAGGGCGTGCGCATGGTGCCAGGGGTTGCCCAGCCGAGCCTTACGGCGGCGGGGGATCGCGAGGAACCAGCGGTGGTGGCGGTCCACGCAGGTGATGAAGCCGCCCTTCGCGTCCGGGCCGAAGAGCAGCTCGGTGGGGAGCACCTCCGGGTCCTCCCGCTTCCATCGCCGCCAGAACTCGGCATAGGCCGACGGATCCTGCTCGAGCTGGGTCGCCCACTGTTCGCAGGCGCTGACGATGCGCATCGCTTTCTCGCCGTCCATCCGAACGGTCTCGCCTTCGATGCCTCCGCCGCCGAGCAGGATCGTCGCGACGGCGGCGCTCGACGGGTGCTTGCGCAGCCGCAGCCGGTACGGGTGCGCCTCGCACAGCATCGCGGAATCCACGACCCACGCGGTCGGCCCCCAAGACCGGCGCGGGTACAGCAGCAAGAAGACACCGAGCGGCACCATCACTGCGGCTACCAACGCCGCCATTCCGACGACGAGCCAGTCCTCCGGCTCGCCCGAGAGCGACCGAAGCAGCATCATCACGCTTATCGCCGTGACGACGAGCAGCCCGACCCCGGCAACCTGGTTCATCAGACCGCTCATCTTCTGCAGCCGGGTGCCGAGATCGTCCATACGGGGGATCGCCTCAGGCCGGTCGGAGAGACGGTGCGTCCGCGCGCGCTCTTCCACGGCGGCCCACGCCGTGGCCGGATCGCCCGGCCAGGGCTGCACTGCGATCTCATCTACTCGGCTCATCGTCACCACCCCTTCGTCTCGCGGTCCGGCCAGCCATCGAAGCGCACGTCGTACAGATCGTCGGGGTCGACCGTGTTGTGCAGGATGCGGATCCTGCGCCCGATCCAGGTCTCGTCCGGGCCGCCGTGATCGCTCCTGCCGCCGTCGAGGTGCCGGTGCAGCGTGAGCTCGTCGGAGGGCCAGGCGGTCACACGGACGCGGTAGACGGTGATGAGGTCGCCCTCGCCGTCCCGCTCCTCCCAGCTCGTCACGCCCTCGACGACACCGATCGCGCTGTCCGCGTCGGCGTACTGGGCCCTGCCCAGCAGAGAGCTGGCGATGCCATACGGGATCGCCCCCAGCACTACGACGCCGGTCGCGATCGGGAAGCCCCAGAACAGGATCTCGGGGTAAACGGTGCGTGTGATCCAGAACCAGATCATGCTCCCGAGGGTCACCGGGAGCATGAGCAGGAGCAGGAGGCCGCCGACCACCATGGGCCAGATGGTGATGTTTTCGATCCGAGACAGGCGGCGGATCCGGGCGCGGGTCTCCGGGGTCTTCGCGAGGCTCGCCCAGTGCTCGGCATGCTGGTCCTTCGTGGGCCGATCCCACGTCCGAGAGAAGAGCCGGAGTCTGCTCATGACCGGCTCCCGTTCCGGTCCGGCCAGCCGTCGAAGCGCACGTCCCGCAGATCGTCGGGATCGAGGGTGTTGTGGCGGAACCGGATCGATCTGCCTACCCATCTTCGGGGGATGGGCCAGCTGGTGTTGTCCTCGCCCCAGTCGAGCCTGCGGCGCAACAATGTCCCGTCGGGGAGCTCTGCGCCGATGAGCAACTCGTAGGTGGTCTGCTCGTCCCCACCGCCCGGGTGGGTGATGACTTCCTCGACACGCCCGACCGTCGACTGTCCGTCGGCGTAGAGCGCCGTCAACCGCCGGTCACTCGCATACGACCCGGACCAGGCACCTGCGAGCAGCAGGATGAATGCGGCGCCGAGCGGAGCAAACAGGAACCACAGCCACGGCGGGGCCTGATCGTCGAACGCGCTCCAAATACCTGAGGTGAGACCGAGAACCGGGGCGGCGAAGACGCAGATGCCGCCGAGCAGCAGCAACCAGAAGCTGACGGACTCCCATCTCGCCCAGCGCCGGATCTCCGTTCGGGTCTCGACAGTCCGTGCCCGCGCCATCCACTGCCTGGTCTGCTGATCGGTCCCGAACACACTTCGCAGCGTGATAATCCGGAAGCTGCTCATGACGTACTCCGTCGTTCTGTCTTCCGGTGGAGCCTGCGGCGGATCCTCGCGAGTCTCTTCGGTACCGGCACAGGTGTGACGATCACGTCGCGCTCGTCCTCTTGCGGTTGGGTGATGAGCATCCACTGGTGCTCGGTGGTGTCTCCGGCGATCGTTGAGACGGGGAGATGCAGGATGAAGTACCCACCCTTGGCCTGCGGACCGAACAGCGTCTCCGAGGAGATCGGCTTGGAGCCCGAAGGCGGCAGTCCTGCCTGAAAGAGCCACAGCTCGAACGCGGCGTGAATCGTCGCAGCCTGTCCGTCATCGAGGCGGTGGTCGAGGGCGATGTACGTCGCCCAGCGAGCCTCACCGTCGTCGTAGTCGATGCAGGCGCGATGGATCGAGTGCGCGACGCCGTGCCCGTAGACCCACGCGTTCTCGACACGCAGATCCCTCAGCGCACTGAGCCGCAGCAGCAGAACCCCGACGGCGATGAGCAGCCATACGGTGACGCCGATCCATGCGAGCCACGGCACCCAAGCCAGCCACGTATCACGGCTCGCACCATTTGCCGTGATGCTCCAGCCAGCACCCGTCGGGTCGGTGATCATCTGGTAGATCAGGAAACCGATGACAGCGAGGGGAAGGAACACCCAGAACACGGGCGCATACACGAGCTCGGTGCGCCGCAGATCCTCGCTGCCGGCCCATCGGCTAATCTCGTCGACCGACTCCGGACGCGGAACGTCGTGAGGGCGATCGAGGGTGGTCGGCATCGATGCGCTCGCGCTCGCCCATATCACTGAGTGATCGCTGGGGGTCGCCATCCCCGGGCTGTGCTGCGGCATGTGTCCGCCCCTCCCGTCAGGTCAGGGATCGCCATAGTGTGGTGCGGTTCTGTGTCGTCCCGACCAGTGCTCACCGCCGTCCGCGGGGTGCGTAACGTCCCTTCTCTTCTCTATCCACACTGTCCCATGACGCGTGCTACCGATCACAAGGAGAAGCGTTTTCGGGGAGCGCGCAATTCGTCTCGAGCTTGACACGGTTTCCCCCGGAATCGAAGCATCCGGCCCGAGCTGGCGTTTCAGTGGCCTCGGAAACCGACGCGTGGCGCCTCGCGTGAGTTACAGCCTCAGCCGTTCCTTACTTCCCGATCGGCGCGTAGCTGCCAGATGGCCAGATTCGCGCTTGCGAGCACCCGCCCCAGAAACGAGAAAACCACCCGCTATCAGGTGGTTTTATGGTGGCCAGGGCCGGGATCGAACCGGCGACCTTCCGCTTTTCAGGCGGACGCTCGTACCAACTGAGCTACCTGGCCGGACGGCAGACCCAACTACTTACTGCCTCGCCGTACTGGCGACCCTGACGGGACTCGAACCCGCGACCTCCGCCGTGACAGGGCGGCGCGCTAACCAACTGCGCCACAGGGCCTTACTCTGCTCCCAGTATGACTGGTTGCGTACCCCCAACGGGATTCGAACCCGTGCTACCGCCGTGAAAGGGCGGCGTCCTAGGCCACTAGACGATGGGGGCCCGTTCCGAATCTCTCCGGGGTACCCACAACGCGTGTCGCGTTGGGAGCTCGCCCAGCTTAGGGCACAACTGCCTCAGAACCCAAACCGGATAACCTCGGTGCTCGCGCGCACACTCGACCAGTATCCTGTCTCGGCACGCCCCTATAGCTCAGTTGGTAGAGCTACGGACTTTTAATCCGCAACCACCCTCCAGATAAGAAGTCATCAATGCAGGTTAACGGCTTTTAGAGCGTAGCAGTGTTGCGAGTCTCATCACAACTCTCATCTATCGCTATCATCTATGCAGCTAGGGCGGTGTTTTATACACAGATCGACACGCCCGAGTCAAGGATGAGACCGTGAGAACTTTATGAGAAAAACTCTTAAAGTTTGGGAGTGTTCCCCCATCTGGATAGCGTCTTAATTGGACAGTCGCGGCACGCGGCGTACCCGGCAGGCACACCGTGACTGACGGCCTAGCGCACCGGCTGGGGCGCGCAATCAGTAAACGAAACCCCGCGCACAAACACACGCGTCCAATGCCAACTGAGAAAACATTCAAATTCTCATCCCGGATACAAAAGCAACCACCTACAAAACAGTAGATAAGTCGCAAACAAAACCGGTTGTCGCCTAGTCAGGTATGTCACTTGACAAAGCTCGCATGAGAGTGACTAGCATGTACACGCCACGTACAAACGGCCACCAACCGGAAGGAAAACCAACATGGCACGCAAGACCATCATCGAATACGTAGACGACACTGACGACACCCGTTCAGCAGACGAAACGGTTGAATTCGGCATCGACGGCGTAACCTACGAAATCGACCTGGCCACCGTAAACGCCGACAAACTGCGCGCGGACATCAACAAGTGGGTAGAAAGCGCGCGACGCGTGAGCGGCCGCAACCGACGCGGAAATGGGCGGCGGTCCACTCCCAAGATCGACAGGGAACAAACCGCAGCCATTCGGGAATGGGCATCAAAGAACGGGCACAAGGTATCCACACGTGGGCGCGTACCTAGCGGCATCGTTGACGCATACAACGCCGCGAGCGGTGCTCAGGTCACGGTCGAAGTCACCGACAAACTCAATGGTCTAGCTGACGAAAAGCCGCCAGCGCGGACACGTCGAACCAAGGCCACCGCCAATGCGGGCGGGGAGGCTAAAGACTCCTAACTAATGGGTTGGTTAGGTGGTTGAAAGGGTAAGGCTGGGAGTCCCCGAACGCTCTCAGCCTTACCCCCAACCAGAAATAAGGGGGGAAACATGAAACCGGTAATTGTTGGCGAGATTGGATCAACTGCTCACGGCCTCGGCACAGCCGAGTCGGATCACGACTACATGGGCATCTATCTCGACCCACCCACAGCCCTACTAGGTAACAAACCCGAGCTTGGCGCAGTAAGAGACCGGGACAAGGCAGAAGGCGTCAAATCGGAGGCCGGAGATTCCGAGACCACCTACTACGGGTTACGCAAATACGTAAAGCTGGTCACCGAGGGAAACCCAACAGTGATGACCCTGTTGTTCACGCCGGTTCTTAAAGTCAACGACTCAATCGGACTACAGAACGTCCGCGATATATTCCTGTCTCGGAAACTCGCGGCTCGACACATTGGCTATGCGGACAGCATGCGAGCGCGGCTAACTGGCGAGCGCGCTCCACGCACCAATCGTCCAGAACTCGTCGCCAAGCATGGCTACGACACTAAAGCCGCGTTCCACGCTATACGGCTGCTCATCCAAGGCCACGAAATGCTCACCAAGCAGACGATGACCATGCCCATGGAGCACGACGAACGCCACTATCTACTAGACATCCGAAACGGTCTCGTGCCCGAGCCGACCGTCCTCCGCAGTATCGACACGTATCGGGCGCGCATTGTCGCAGCTGAATCAAGATCGCCATTGCCGCCCGAACCTGACTACGACAAGATCAACTCCTGGCTGATCACAGCCCACGCCCAACACTGGTCAGGAGAACCATGAGCCCCCGCGTCTTCATTGGCATCGTCGGAGCAATCCTCTTAGGCGTCGGGATATCCCTTGCTTGGTACGGCACTTCTGTCACAGCTGCCGGCCGAACCATTGAATGTGGAACCATCCGCCACCCGGACACTCCGGGCTCATGGGAAGCGCATATGAAGTCGCGTCAAAGTGACCCCACGCCAACGGATTACCGGGCGTTGTGCGCAGAGAAACGGGAGACTGTCAAATTCTTTATGTTCGGGTTAGCCGCGATTGGAGCCCTGACGGTTGTCGGAGCGGTGTTCGTCAGAAAGGCAGAACCCGTGAATATTGAGTGAACGCCCAGTTAGATCCAGTGGGCCAGGAAGGCGACCAAACCAAACCCGGCCCACTGGTAGTACCCAACCAACCACGGTGGTACCTGCGTTTGACGGTACCTCATTTTGCTGCGCTTGCAATCGGGATCGTGGCAGTGTTCTCCCCCACAGGCCCCGTCTGGCCTAAGCCACCGCCACCTCCGGCGAACTGTCCTGGCCATCCAACGAAGGTGGACCCGAGGTGTGAGCGTTCCGGCGCTAGCTGGCAGAAACCCACCACTCAGTGACTTAGCTAAGCCCTTATTGTGCTAACCATGGCCCTTACTGGTCACTACACGTATAGTCCACGGTAACCAGTTCCGCAGGGAAGGGCGGCAAATCGTGGGTGGTGTGATTAAGGCTGACTTGGACGCCTTAGATCGGCTCGGTAAGCAAATCGATGCCTTGGCTGTTGAGCTGCGCGCCGACATCCCAACCGGCGGCGCGGCCTCCCCTGGCGCGAGCCCAGCCCTGGTAGCTCTACAAGCACTAGCTACCGAAGTTTTACCTAACGTCGGTCATGCCTTTGTGGGGTGGATGGGGGCGTTCAACGATGTGCGGGGCGCGTTCCTGTCCGGTGTGATCGAGACCGAGGAACACGGCATGGCCGTGATGCGTTCGATTGGGAACATGTCCCAGCATCCGACACCGCGCGCATAGAGGGCCTGCGAATGTCGGGGCCTCAGAAGTCGGTCATTCTCGGGATCGAAGCGGGCTCGTATCGGCCTCTGCTGGATGCCGTGCACGCGATGGCTACCAAGTACGAACAGCACGTCTCGACGTTCAAGGGCTATGTCGAGAAGCCCGGTGGCACCGCATGGGAAGGGCAGACCGCCGAAGCGGGCCAGGCCAATGCCGGTGATGGTTGGAAAGTCGCGGCCCGGATTCAGGACTTAGACACCAAGTTTCAAACAACTGCCGGTATGGCTGTGGATCACACGATTGTGCCGGAGTTGATCAACTGCCAGCAGATGATTCATAACGCGGAATCCCAGCGCGATAAGGGGGTCACGCTCACCGAGGATCTGGTGATGGGTTACAACCCTCCACCGGGGATAAGCGAGAAGCTGGCCGAGGAGAACGCCCAACTCGTCAAGGTCAGAGGCGATGAGCTTAAGGAATCTGCCCGCAAATGGCATGAGGCCGAGCAAGAGGTTAAGCGCCTAGCCGAAGGCGTGATGAGGGATATTGAGAACGAAGTCAATAGTGCGGCAGGAACTTTCGACATCGGCAAGGCCGTCAAAGACACCGCACCCCGCAAGCCGGACACTGCACAGGACGCCAATTTCTACAAGGACTGGTACCCGAAGAAGGACGACCCGGCAAGCACGCAGGCCGCGTCCGCTACAGCTAGCGGTGACACGATCAATTACAAAGAGCTGTACCCGAAGACCACGGTGGACGGGCACCAGTTGGGCAGTTTGGGGGCCATGGGTGTACGCGAAGGTGATCCGGCCAAACCCGCCAAGCTCGCTCCCACGCTGGCCGACCGCGATGTTCCGGCGTTCAAAGAAATCACCCGCCAAAACCTGATCAACGCCAAAGTTCCTGCCGACCAGATCGAACAACGCGTCAACGACGCCGTGAAGGCAGCACAAGCCCCACGTTTCCTGCCGGATGCTGATCCGATGCGCACGCCAGGCGAGGTGCCGCTACATAACTCGCCGGGGGATCAGTTCAATGACATCGTGGGCCGCGCTAACGATGAGGCCACCAAAACCATTGACGGCCAAATCGAACAAGCGAAAATCCTTACCGGACAAGCCGGACCGGGCGCGCCAGGTGTGGCCGAAGCCTGGAAACAAGTCGGCCTGGGCGCAGCCCAACAGGTCCACGAGCTAACGAGCGATCCACTGGCCGCACCCAAAATGGGCATCGAACAAGCCAAAGAGTTCTACAACCACCCCGGCGAGTTCATCGGTAAGAACCTTATCCACGGCACCGAAGCCCTCGCAGGCGGAGCAGTCGGAGGCGAAGCCGCAGCCGGAGCACGCGGACTACTCGGAGACCTCACCGGCACCGAAGGACGGGCGCTCACCCACGGACTCGATGACGGCCCAACCATCGAACACCACACACCGCAACAGCAGGTGGAGCACCCAGCACCAAGCGTGGATCACCCGACTGGACATCTCGATCCACACGGAGAACCGGGCAGCTTCGGGTATGACGATGACGGAAACCGACTCAGATATGCGAACGGCAGACCGCCCTACGGCTCAACTCAGGAAATCGATGTTTGGAACCAATCACGCGAAGACCAGTTGCAAAGAATTGACAACCAGGAACTGAATCTGCCGCGCCCCGGAGAAGGCCAACAATGGACTCTCCTACATCCGAACGGCCCGATTGGAGATGATTGGACTGTCGAGAATGGCCACAGACTCGTTGACTGGCAGGAAGGCCAGAAGAGGGACGGTTTGTGGGATATGGGCCACAATGGCGGTATAGAGTATCGCAAACTACGTGAACTCTACCTTAATCACGAAATTGATTTTGACGAGTTCATGGGACAATATCAAAATCACGAAAATTATAGTGTCCAAGATCCATACAGAAATCGTTCACATATTGATGAACACCCATGAGCGAGGTAGAGTGGTCGTACCATGGCTAGTCTAATAGGTGTCGCAAGCATGGGTTCGTACGCGAGCTTCATGCAGAAGTACACGCCCGCCGACGCCAAGTTCATCGACGCCAACGGGCGGACGCTCCTGTTTCATTCTGTCGGAAACCACAACGTTGACGCCCGTGTGGCAATCACGAACCGCCTATTAGACGACGGTGCCGATCCATCGGTATCCGACGACATCAACGTCCTCCACGTGCTGTTTACTCAGCGCAAGCACGACACGGACTACGAGGCACCGATGCTCCGCCGACTCATAGAGGGCGGGGCCGACATCAACTTGTTCTCCAAGAAATTTGGGCCTCCGCTGGCCGTGCTCATCGAACGCGGCCCCTCGCCCGAGAGCGAGCGTGTTCCGTTCTACGACGTGCTGTTTGATCAGCCCAACCTTGATCTTTCATCCAAGTACTTACGCGATCTTATTTTCAACTCAGCATGGAATCTCCCCATACTGCGTGAACGGGTGCTGGCCTACGAGGCACGGGTAAAATAGTGACCTATCACGAGTTCATTCCCCATTCCGGTCTGTGCCTGGCGACACCGAACGTGATGGAGCGTCGCGGATTGGTCCGATGGATGGTCCGAGGGGAGTCTAAGGCCCCGGCCGACAACGGTTGGCGAATAATGAGCCACATTGACACCGAAGAATATCTGCATACAGATGGATGCTGGCGGATCGTTACCTTTAACGATGTGTGCAATATCGAGCCCGCACTGATAGGCATTTACGATTTTAAGGTGGGATCGGATCTCCAAATCGTTCGTGACGAACGAGGTATCAATATTTACGACACTCCCACAGGCCGAATGATTCCAAGAGAGAATTACTACGTGCCTCCGCAATGGCGCGTGCCACCCGAAAGTGGTTAGAGCGCAAAAAATCGGGCGAGCTAGTGCACCCCTGGGGAAACCAGAAGGGGAAACACTAACCCGCCCGAATATCTTTCCTTAAGCTGCCGCCACATCCTTAGCGCCGCTTAGGCTGATCAACCGTTTAATATGGTCAATCCTGAAACCACTCCAACTCCACGTGGCCTTATCGCCACAATCAACCACCACCACCGGAAAACTCAAATGCCCATCAGCCTTAAACGCTGACATCTGAGCATCCGTCGCCGTCACCGACCTGTACGGAACCCCCTTAGAGTCCAGTTGGACCTTAGTAAGGCGGCAGCCCTGACATGGGGCGTCCGGTGAATAAATAGTTACCTCCAAAGCTCAAGTTCCTTTTCTAGCCCACGCTCCCGCATCCACCGATCACGGAACGTAAGAAAAGGCAAGTGAGGCTCAAAAGTCCATCCATTAGCAGCCGCCAAAAGCTCGTGCCTGTGATGCCATTCCTGGTCCGCCAGCATGTACGCGAAATAACACTCATCCCGATACAACAATGACCTGACTTGGCCGTCTAGGTATCCCACCTGACGGCGCAAACCATCCGCCTCTGCCTTAGAGATAGCGCGCCGGGACCGGATGAACTTTCCGACCGGCCCAAGCGCACTACTAACAGAGTCAAAAGTCAAAACCAGGAAACGGACACACACGTAAATGCCGAACAGCAGAGCCGCAACCAACGTGAGCGTCGGCCAATTCTCAGATAGCAGCCTCGCCCAATCCGCTTCCAAACCTCACCGCCCTACTGAATATCGTCAGTAGAATCGATCAAGTCAGCAACACTCGGATTGGTCAGATACAGATGCAGCGCCTTAACCGCCAAACCCACCGCAGCCAGCGCGCCCGCCAGCTGCGCAGGCAACCCGGCCGGGACAGCAGCCACCAGAACCGTTAGCGCCCCGAGCACAACCACCGCAGTCTTACGCAACTCTGACGGCTTCCGACCAAATACCTTCATCTACTCCCCCTTATCGTCATCCTTAACCTGCGAGCGCCGCGAACGAACACCCGCCTTATCGGCCACCGCCTCAACAATCGGTGCCGAATACTCCGTCAGCCCTTCAGCGACCTTGCCCGCAGCGACACTCGACCCGCCCCCATCAACCTTGATTTGGAACTTCGCGGCTGAATGCAACCGCACCCCACCAATCGCCAACTTTGCCGCAGCCAGCGTGTGCAGCCAGCTCGCACTACCCACCAAAACCACAACGGAAATACTCTTGAGCTTCCCGTTATCGGCGGCATGCTTAGCCCATGCATAGTTCAAGCGGAAATGCTTGTCTACCTTCCCATCTGCAACAGCTAGCAGCGTCACCCTGTCGCCAGTGAACGAATCATCCAGCGTCTTAATCTGCTGGTCATAAATCAACAAAACAAGTTCCCCCTAGTTAGGCCGCAAGCATCCTTGCGGCATCAGCGTTCAACGTATTAATTGCGTGCTGCACTGCTGTAAGCCCCGGCAACACCTCAAGCTCTCCGTAGCGGACGTGCGCGTTAGTAACAGCGAACTTGGCCAGCCGAAACAACGCATCAATCAACCCGATCCCCCCTGTAACCGGATCGCTAAACAGCTTCATCAGCTGGCGCATAAGCGATGGGTCACCCGTCAGGGCCGAGATGATGTCCCGGCCAGGGTCATGGATCTGCATCTTTGTTAGCGCCTTGTAGACCGCCCGCATGTTCGTACCGCCCTCGGTGTTATCTGGGGTCGTGCAATACATGTCGCCGTCCAACGCGTAGTCCAGCATCTTCACAGAAGCCGGAACCGTGAACCGGATACCCGATATCCCGGAACCGCCCGGATCGCGGCCCACACACACGCCTGGCTGCCTCGCAGGGTCACCAAACGCGACGTACCACAGGCAGTCTTTGAGACGGCCCGCTAGCCGGCCACCGATCAACTCAATAAGCACACGGGCCGCAACCTCGGCCCCCTGGCTGTACCCGCACAACGCGAACCGGCCCGGCGTAATTTCGATAAGCCGAACCAGCTCCTCGACACCAACCGCTACCGACTCTTCATATGAAGGCGCGGGGCCACCACCGACAGGCCCGAATGAAGCCGGATAGTTGACCGGCTGCCAGAACCAGTAAGCCTTATCCAGGCCGTTAGCCACATCAGCCGGAAAGCCCGACCACATATCTGCCCAAGTACCGGCAACAGTGAACAACGTGAACGGGCCACGCTTAGGAGGCGGTGGCGGCGGCACCACATACGAGCCCAAGCGGATACGGATCGCCAAGTTCGCAACCGCATCACCCTCAGGATCAAACACAATCGGCAGCCCGACGCGTCGACAAAACTCACTGATCGCCCAGGCCGTCGTCTTGGTGTAGGTGTCGCCCAACTCAACGCCAGCGGTACGCGCCCACTGATACTTGTCGTGCAACTTCTGATTGATCGCCTCGACCTCAACGCCCTTGTCCCCGACGCCATAACCGATCCAATTACCGCTAGCATCCTTCATTACGCCGCCGCCTTAAGGGCTGCGACCGCATCAACAAGCGAAAGATTCTCGCCCGCAGCGTTTTTCCCAAGCTGCGGCCAACCCTTACCCTCCGGTCCGCGAAGCTGCTCCCAAATCTCGCGAATCATCACGTCTGTAGATGGGTACGTGAATCCTGGTGTGACGCTTTCATTTCCGGAGTACTTGTTGACCGCCGCAATGAACACATCCCACGGGAAGCCGTCGCCCACATCCGTGTGGGTGCCCCATTTCAAGCGCTGAGTCACGTACCGGTGATCTGAAATCCCCGGCGGATCGGCGTTATAAGGAGGCAAGATCACAAACGGCTTGATCCCATACTTCATGCAGTCCTGAGCGGCCAGATAGGCAGCCGCCGCAATTGCCTTGGGCGCCTTAGTCAACCAGTCCTGCCGCGTCCACGCAGCTTTAGATCCTGCGAAACACAGGTTGATCGAACGGTTGTTAGCGTTCCCCACCGACCAAGACGCGTAATCCGTATCGACGACATCGACGACCGTCACGCCATGATCCTTAGCATCCTCGCTCACCGTGTAGTGGTAGGAGACCGCCCTTTTCGGGTCGCCACCCGGAGCGGGGTTGCCGCAGTACCGAGCAAGCTCATCCGCATTACTGTTCCCCTCCTGCGTATGAAGTAGAAACAGGTCAACCTTCGTGCCGCCGCGACTCTGGTTGTTATCCGACCAGATCGCGTACTCATTGAAATCTGGCCTATCGACCAAAACATCCCCCTCTAGCCTGTTATATAGCGCGACAGCCTCAGCGAAACGCTGGTCATAACGCTCAGGAAAGTCCGACTGCTGAACCTGCTGCGCGAAACTCCCCGGCAACCGCGACGCATCGTTATAAGGCAACTTCGCAAGCCGATCAAAGAACAACCCCGCCGATAGAGCCGGATTCATACACGTAGCACAATCCGCCCACCACCAGCCATTAGGCCCCTTAACAATCTGCTGCTGGAACAGCCCCACCGAATAACCATCGTCACCCACCGCATCGTGCGGATAATTGAATGACTCCGGCACCTTCTCATTGGCCCACATCTTTAACGCGGACTCGACTATCGCCGTCGCCAAACCAATCTGAATACCGCGCGGAGTAATCCCTCTACGCTTACCCTCCGCGATAATTGCGCTTGCATAATCATCCCTATACGCCATCCTTAGCCTCCCAAGCGGTAGGCTCAACACCCGGCGACAACAAAGCCGTATTCCAAGACAGGCCCGTATAGCGGAAACCCTCGCCATGCGGCACAAGGTTGTCCGTATCCGTCCACGAAATGACCGGCGTCAAAGCCGTACCCTTATAGCAAGCAATCGTGTTAGACAAAAAGTTGTACTTAACCGAATAAACCTCACCATTAGCGGTAGTGTTATTTACCGGATCACCCCGATAGTCCCAGCCAAGCGGCCCCTTGCCAGTAATAATATGCAGCTTGTTGTTAACAACACCAGTCTCAAACTGGATACCCAAATAATTCTCAAGCGCATAGTCGCCACAGACAATCACGTTCAACTTACCGGCACCAACATTCAGCACCTTAAGGTTGATCGTCACAGAATCCATACTCATGGGCCAACGCCACCGAGCACACGCCGAAGTAAACAGCGAATAATTCGGACCCATCGACGGATCTTGCGAAATCAACTCATGCGTATGAATACCGAGTGACCCCAAGCCATTACCAAGTGGCTGCCACATCGGCCCGATATACTTACCTCTGAAATCTGCCGTGTACTGACGTGCCGCGTCCTCCGGCGAAATAACCTTAGACAAGGGATAACGTGATTCCTTACGAACAACAATCCCGTACCTAAGCTTATGAACACGCCCATCCGGGTACGTCAACAAAATATCGAAATGCGTCCCATGCGGCAGCGCTTTAACCGCAAGCTCATCCTCTGTAAAAGCGACTCCCGTAGCACCGATCTGGCCCTCAAACTGAGCCAGGACGGCCCCCACATCATCAGTAAAGACAAGCTGCGCTTCGGTTCCCTGCGGATACTTACCGCGCAACTGCCATTCGGGAATATCCAAACCAGACCCCGCCGACAAGCAAATAGTGTCCAGCGTAGGGTCAAATCCCAACACCTAATAACCCCCCTACGGCAATTAGACAGAGACGCCAGTAAGTCCCTCCGGCACCTCAATAAAACGGTCATCCTCGGCCACAGTCGAAAAACGCGACATAGCATCCACGGATACCTTGTAAACAATTCCGTCCACAACAACTCCCCTGTCCTCAAAAGCGACAGTGGTAATACGGCTCTGCTCATCCACCACCGCGAAACGGCTGTCGGGCAGAACGGCCACAAGCCGAGACGCACTCGGTACGTCAACAATCTCGCGCGGCCGGCCATCTTGAACCCACGTGGACGCCACAACGGCAAGGTCGGCAGCCGCCGCCAAGACCGCAGCTAGCGACGCCGAAAAGGCAGCGGTAACCCCGAAATCCGCAGAGACGAGCCGGTTTACGACAGCCTCCGCTGTCAGAGCAGCAGACACTGTTAGGTTCGCGTCCCCCACAGCACCGGAAGTCGCTTGCGGGTTAAGTCCGACCGTGACATTCAGCGCTGCTGAACCATGCGTAGTACGCCGAGCGTCGGCAGTCATAAACGCCATCACCGCTAAGTCAGACGACACCCGCGCGGACCGCTCCGCAGACGCCGTGAGCATCGCGGAAATCGGCAGTACCGCAGACCCCGACAAACCATTTGAGACAGCTGCCGAAAGCACTGCCGACACCGCCAGCCCAGCACTAAATGACTGGCCCAACGACACGGCAACCTCTGGAACCATCGTCACAGCCAGATCGCCAACCAAAATCTTCGTCTTGGTCGTGTCAACATCTGTCGATACAGAGACCACCAAATCCGCTGCACCGTAGGCAGTTCGGAAAGCCGAGCCGCTAAGCACAGTGTTTACGAACAGCGCAGACATAGCTTTATGGTTATTCGTGGGGGTCATATTCGGGGTAGCCGTCACGCTCACATCCGCCCCCATAGCCTGTCCCCGTGAACACCTAGCCGCCAACGCAGCTGTCACCGCCAAGCTGGCGCTAGCAGTCCACGCAACCGGCGCATACCACGCGAAAAACCACACCTGGCCAGATCCACCGGGGCGACCCGGCTTTGTGCCGATGGTGAAGACGCCTCCGGTGCCGGGACCGCCACCACCACCAGGCGCATTGCCATCCGTATTAGCCGCAGCCGAGTCACCACCCGTGTACGAATTCCCGCTGTAAGTAATGTTTCCCGGCGATTCGCCCGGCGTGTCCTTACCATTGCCCGCGTAAGCGCCAGCCCCGCCAGCGCCACCAGCAGCGGTAGTCGTCGCCCCATTGAACGTCGCAGTAGAAGCGCCACCAGCGCCGCCCGCCTTCTCGATAGGCCCAGCCGAACCGCTAACACCTACCGTCCAATCGACATTCGGGGCCGCCCACGAACCGCCATCCGGGCGCACCAAAGTGACTGTCTGCCATGTACCTTTCTTGCCGCCCTCGCCAGTAGTGCGCTGACCTCCATCACCGCCGCCACCGCCACCACCGCCTCCAAGCAAGATCACATCAACCCGGTTCGCCTCGGGTGGCAGTACGTATGAACCGGAGCCAGACGTGTACGTAGTCAGCCCCAACGCCATTTACGCCGCCAAAGGCCCCAACGTCACACCCGCAGAAACAAGCGTCAACGTGTCCGTTGCAACCACATTGCGAGGCGCAGCCAACGGGGCAGACCACAGAAAGTTGCCTGCCGTGGCATCGTCCCAGAACGACACATACTTAATCGTCTCCGTCGCCGTCATCGTGAACTGCGGATTAGTGCCAGTAAGCACAATCGCACCATTCGCGGCAGGCGAATACGCTACCTGAATCCGAGTTGCAACAACCGATGCATTCGCAGTCCCGTTAGGTCCCGGATCATCCAAGTGCAACTTGGCATAGATCCCTGGAGGTGGCGTAAAAGCGGCACCCCTAAGAATGTTTAGCCACTTATTAGCCAAGTTAACAGCACTCAAGCCGCTAGCCATAAATACCCCTATTCAATTGTTATTAAATTATGGAAAAGAATCTACTGCCTTATATTTCCTTCAGCATCCCTGACTTCGGCCTCAGCCCAAGTCGCAACCTGTAGAACAATTTCATCATTCTGATTTTCTGCCATTACATGTCCTTACAGTCAATAACAAAAGACCGGTCATCCTGACGACCGCCGGCCGTTGTCACATGTACCGTGACCTGGTAGGGCGAGCCCGCAACGCCACCCGACAACCAAACGGTCACCTGGGAACGTGCGAAAGAAACAGAGTCCACTTTCAAAGCGCCAGTCGGTGTAACCGTAGCCGCGACCTCAGAAATAGAGTCGCCCATTTTTGTAAGCCACGGCCCCCAATCCACAGTCCAATCCAAAACTGCCTGCGGATCTTTCTTAAACTTCCCCAAGGTCGCTACAAGCGCCACCTAAGCCCCCAATCTAAAACAACCCAAGCCAACGGCGAATACGGGTCTTAACAAGCCACCAGCCCACAGACAACCGCACCCGCAATTCATAAATTTGGTTCATCGGTCCTCCCAATCCGCAACTTCGTCAAACGAGCCATAATGCCCGCCATTATCAATAGTCATTACCGCCCACGACGTAGGCCCCGAACTGTCCTCACGCTTGATAGCAACCGCCGAGTCACAAGCCTTAACAGCCCCACGCATATACACGTCCTCGGCCACCTACTCCCCCTTAAGCGAGTAACCGAGCGAAGCCAACGCGGCTGCGTGACTATCAGCCACAAGACGCGCAATGGGCGTTAGTCCGTTAGTAGGATCGCCGTCCGCATCCACAACCTCCGCGTCCGCGTTGGACAAAAACACATCAACATTCGGCGGCAAGTGCGACGCCGCAACGGGCACCGTTAGTCCCAACGTCTTCTTAAGTGTGCCAACAGAATCCAACGTAGGCTTGGTGACAAGCAAATACTTGCCGTCCGAGCACTTGTAGTGATTCGTCGTAGGACAGAACTGCGGCAACATTCGCGCCACCAATTCAGCCGTAGCCATCAAACCCCCTTACCTGTAGAACAACCACACAACCCCGGCAGCACCAGGGCCACCAGGCCCTTGATTGCCATTGCCATACGTCGCGTTCATTCCGCGCCCGCCACCGGCACCGCCACCACCACCGGGATAACCGCCAGGACCGCCACGGCCACCGTTACCGGCCCGCTGAAATGCCGCACCACCGCCGCCACGGCCACCGCCGCCGCCACCGCCGCCGCCACACTTGGTCAGCGCACCAGCCGAAACGTTCCCGCCCGCGCCGCCATCGCCGCCACTATTGGCGTCCTTACCCGCAGCACCAGCCGTTCCACCCGCCGCCGCGGTGCTTGGCGCACCCGGACCACCTGGAGTCTCCTCGCGACCACCAATGGTGTTGCCGCCAGCGGCACCAAACCCGCCACTTCCCGGCTGAGACGCAGTACCGGCATACCCGAATGTCGTTGCGGTACCACCCGACGAACCGTGTGGACCCGATTCGACAATCACGGCCCCCGTATGAGAACCGTTGGCCACCCGCACATACGAACGGTTCCCCGCCGTACCAACCTGCACATCAAACGCTGCCGGGAGGTCGGCAACCACCAATTGCTGAACAATGTAAGAGCCATGCAGACCGCCAGGCGACCCCGGCCCCTGAGGCCCATCGACACCCTCGGGACCGTTCTGGCCACCGCCAATCAACACGGCGACCATCTCGGTACATTGCGGCTTAGCCCAGTTCACCTCCGACGACGTAAACGTCCTCACGGTGTAGCCGTTGACTACCGCATCCTTAATCGCCTGAATGGTGTACTGGACCTCTTGCGGGGTACCCGTACCGCCACCGCCGAACCAACCGTCAAACAAGCCCTTAATGACTGAACCGAGGTCAGCGCCAACCTTCGTCAATCCGTCAACAAGATTGGAAAGAGCATTCGCAAGCCCAGAGACCATCGACTGCGCAAACTGACCAGAGACGATCTTTGACGCATCCAGGCCCGGAATCACCGCAGCCGCCAACAGGCCAATAACCTTGCCCGCGTCCAAATGCGATGCAGCAGTCAACAACTGACCAATCCAGTCAATCACCTGGTGATCAGTCGAACCAGTAATACCCGTCAGCGCATCCCGCAGCCAGCCCAACCCCAAGAATGAATCGACCGCCTTCTCAAACGCCGTCGCAAGGTCATTCCAACGCTGAGTCACAAACGCGGCAAGCTCAGCTAGGCCGCCCGACTGCCCCGTAATCGCCTTGGTAATAAGCGTGATGAACTGGCCAAGATCCCGAAACCCGTGCAAGATATTGGTGAAGAACGTCAAAGACGCTTGCTGCCAAGATGTTTCACCCTGAACCTGGTTGCGGTAGTAGTCCGTGACGTTATCCCGCGTCCGCCCCGCCAAACCCGACAAATCGGGGACATTCCCCTTGCCATCGACCCAATTAGCAAGCCAGCCGCCAGCATCCAAACCGGCAACACCGCTAGGCATAGTCATTAGAGATCCCCCCTCTCCAAACGCTCACGCGCGGCGCTAAGCCGCGAGACGCTATCCAGCAGCCGCCCCTCAAACTCCTTAATCGCCTTCTCGTGATCCCCTGGCTGTACCGCCGCCACCTCGGCCGCAATCGCCGGAAACTGATCAACAGCCATCGCGGCCACGTCCGCAACAACCTCTTCCGGACGCGAATCCGAAAGCCTCCCAACAGAAAAGTTGCTTAGCGGCCCCCCCGCCTGCTCAATCCATTTAGTCTGCTTGTCCGCATGGAACCGACACCCGAAGTCCCACAACATCTGGGAAAGCGCCGGCCAACACGGTGGCGGCACTAGTGGCTGATTAGGGAACTTGCCCCCGCCCCCTCGCGGATCAGGAATGCCCGCCGCGAACATCCATGCGAAAGCCTCCTGCGGATCATCCATATCGGACTCTGCCTGAGTCTTAGCCATTAATTTATTTCCCCCATTTACTTAACTCTGAACCAAATGGACACCCACGTTGTTCAGAGCCTCACTCATTTTTTTAGCCAAGCGAGCCATACGCTCACCGACTGACATAGCGCGATCAGACTTACCGGCTTTCAACACCCACGAAAGCGGATGCTTACCGTCTGAGTGATCCCACGCCGCCGTCATTTCCTCCAATTGGTTAACCCAAATAATGTGTTCAATTCCCTTAGACTGGACAGTTGAACCGAGCCGCTGCCCTATATCGATATGCAGACCGGGGATAATCCACGAGTCATGCAGGGCCATTAGATGCGTAGTCTCGGAACGGCCCACAAGGAACCCGCCTCGCAGCGCAGCAAGCGCCGACAGTGACCAAGAGTTGTTCTCAGCGCCTTGCTGGTACAGCTCCATGTAATGAACCCAGCCAAGCTGAGTCGCACGGCCAGTGTTTTTCCATTCAAGCCACGCCGCAATGGTGCCGACAATGAATGGCATAATCACATCGGCCGCGATATTTCCCGCACTAGAGAATCCGCCCAGCAAGAAATATCCGAGAAGATTCCCAACAGTTTCGATCACTAGTTTCGCGATAGCATCTGCCGCCGGATTGTCGCCACCAACAACAACCGATACGTTCTTTGCAGGCCCCCACGACAAATCGCTCGACTCGATAGGCGTCCACTCGTTATCGCGAACAACCAACCAAGGCATTTTCGCCATGGTCGCCAACCAGCCAGTCTGGTAATACTCGTCAGGCTGCAACGTCTGGTCATCACTAACCACGCTCAGCGTGTCCTCAATAAACCCGCCGCCATAGGTGATAACCGAGCGCACGAATCCATCCAGGATCGTGCCCTGAAAAAACGTGCCCTCAAGCGCAGTTGCATTCGAGTTGTCAACAACCTCGAACACCAAGGCCCCGTTAGCGACATGCCCCGTAGGGGCGCTAATAAGCCCCTCGACCGTCTCGCCCTCATCAGACAGAACACGCCGATAAGTCATCGTCAACTGCGCATCGTCCAGAGAGTCAGCGATGACAGAATCGATCGGATTCATGCGGGCAGACAAGAAAGTCCACAATGTCGAATCGTCTAGCAGCCATGGACTGCACTTAATGTGCGTCTGCCACAATGACCAGTCAATCGTCGTCGCCCAAGAACGCAAGTCGAATGGATCATCAGGCAGCGTGAACGGATGCCCCTCTACGCGAAATAGATTTATAAAAATTAGGGCGGAAATACACCATTTTGCAGGTCCGGCAAGCGCGAAAATGCGAGGAAATTGGAACAATGGGATTGGCAACAACGGATTTGGAGGTGCGAGCAGGTATTGCAAATGCGTTAGGTCGTCATTAAAGGTGACTTCCAAATACTTGACGTGATCTTTACCCTTAACCGTCCAATGGTCCAAGAGCCCTGACCAGCGCTTTTTGCCGCCGTAGAAGTCCACCGTAATAACGACGTTCTTCTTATATTCAGGATCATTCGGAAGCCGCTTCAACCACATCGACATGTAGTGGTCATCTCGCAATTCCAAAACACCCTGAGTGGGTGTGTTGTTCTTGAACGGGAATGAACCTCTAATCGAGTCGTCGTAATCGACGCGGCCCACATACACCAGTCCGGGTGCGCCGGTCGGGTCATTCATCCAGAACCGGATAAGCGGCTTAGCGCGCCTAAACGCGTGATGCCGCGCCCTCTCGGCCTCGGCCTTAGCCTCAACAGCCTTAAACGCCTTCCACGGATCGTTACCGTGCTCCGACATCAGCTCTACCCAGCTGCTCACAACGTCACCCCCGGCCGCGACCACGGACGCGAAAACCAGCGCGGGACAGTCAATTTGCAAGCCCCACCCTGCGGCGCATCCTTCAACTGCACTGGGATGTCCCCGCCCTTACCCGGCATAAGCGGATACAGCAGGTCATTGCCTTTCCAGCGGTGCTGAGTAGGCATTCCGTTAGCAGAAATAAGTGTCTGAACACGCGGATCGGAGTCAGCCGAAACATGCTCGCCCGCAACCAAACTCGGCAGCGGAATGGTGCGGCCCAAATCCTCAAGCCCGCGCGAATACATATCGTTCGCCCACGAAAAATCCGGCAGAATCCAGCGGCCAGGGGCGGTAAGAACCCACCGCAACCACACCGGCACATCGCCGTCATTCCGAACCGGGAAAGTCGTGAAATCCTGCGTATGCAGCGTTTCCCAGATATATTCCTTAGGCTCCTCCTGCCAATACGGAAACGTCGAGGTAACCGTCATGACAATTGGGTTATCCGCTGTAATATGCGGATCTTTTTCGTAGTACGGCTTAGGCTCCTCCATTAGCCGCACGTTCAAATAGCGCGTGCCATCGCTAGTAGTAACCCTTAGCGTTGACTGCTCGTCGTAATCCCAGGCCCACCGCCACGCAGAATCAACTGACGCCCACGTATCAGGGTCTTCATCCCACGCCTGGACAGAGAAAACAATCTCTCGCCGCTGAACCCGTTTACCTGCGTATTCCTCGCCAAAAGGCCCCGGAACATACATCGTCTTAACGGGAGCGTCGTAGAACTGCTGCAAATTTGGAGAAAGGGTCACCCCCTGCTTCCCCATACCAGGACCGGACAGCACCCAATGCGAACCGTCCCGCCCCGTCAATTCAATTTTCAGGAAATCGGTCACTCTATTTAGTTGTCTCCCCCACAAGAAAACCCCGCCCAACCGAAGCCAGGCGGGGTCTCCCCGTGATTAGTTATTCAGTTATCGCATAGGCAAAAGCGGTGCCTGCTGCTGCGCCTCGCGGCGCTGCTGGCCCTTGTAGAACTCGTCATAGTTAGCCGTATGAATGTCGCCGTAATTGTTGACAATTCCCGGCCCACCCGGACCGCCCGAAGACTGCGGAGGCCCCGGCAACACCGGAGCGCCATAAGCGCCCTGAGTAGTTCCACCGGTCAACGTGCCAACCATCAAGCTCGACAAAATGTTGACCGCACCAGAGGCCACCTGGCCCGCGATCTGCGCACCCGCAGCCGCCATCGACCCCGCCGCACTCGCGCCAGCTCCAGCACCCGGAGCTCCAGCACCAGCCGCAGAACCGGCAGCCGAAATCGCGGTAGACAACGCACTACCAATCGTTGACGCCGCGCCCTGAATACCCTTGGTAAGCCAAGGCGCATTGTGATCCTGATTAGTAGGCGCGGCACCCAAGATCGAACGCGGGTCCTGCTCAGCCGTAGCCCCCTCCGGAGCCTCGGCACCCGGCGACGAACCGCCACCGCCAACACCGCTCAACGCATTTCCGATACCAGACATAGCGTCCCCAACGGTCTGCACCGCCGTATCGGTCTGCGGGACCTGCGACTGCGTAGCCGCCTGCGCACCCTGCTGGCTCTGAGCTTGCGCCTGTGCCGACTGTTGAGCCTGCTGTGCCTGTGGCCCTTGCGGATCAGGAATCGGCTGCGGGGCAGCCTGTGGAGCCGGGGCAACCATCCCAGGAATAAGGACCGGCCCACCCTCGTCGAAACGAGGCAACTTGCCCTCATTCAGAGCATGGAGCATCCCAGCCCCATACTTAGACACCGACGACGCCTTAACGATGAACTCGCCGTTAGAGACCCGTGCCAGCATCGAATCAGAGGTGCCTGTGCCGGGGCCGGACAACAAACCGCCAGCCGCGTACCCAGCCGGGAAGTACGCCCAGTTAGTGAAGGCGCTTGCGTTATAGCCCTGCGCCCCCGAGCCAACCGCGATCGGCTTGCCGAATGTGGACGCCTCAAAATTCCGGCCATCGGGCAACGTGCCCGCCGTGTGACTGCCATTCCAGCCAATCCGCAGAGTTCCCGCAGGAGCTTGCGACGGATCGGAAATGATCACCGCGCCCTTAGCGCGCAGCGTGTCACCCTCGGTGCCGGTACCGCCAGAACGCCCCGAGAACTGCTTACCGGTGTAGGCGTCCGCGACGTACATCACCAAGCCGGAGCAATCCGTGCCGTCCAGCGTTGAGCCGCCCCACGTGTAAGGCTTGCCGGCCATCGACTCGGCCATAGCCGCCGCACGTGCCGCAGCCGGTTGCGCTGACATAGCCTGCGCCGTACTACCCTCAAGCAGTGCAGATGTACTACCCGCCAAAGGATTAGGAGCTAGGTTCTGTAGCGCCTGCGCCTCGGGGTTAGCCGCCTGACCCGGTGCTATTCGATGAGTGACGCCACTAAGCCCTGACTTAAACGCGTTGAAGTACGACAGGTCAATGCCAAAGAATCCCGCAACGAACTGCAACAAAATCTCGCCGAGCTGGCTAAGGATGTTGACTGGCTGCAAGTTCTCCGGCAGAGATGCCAAGCCCAACTGCTGCTGTGGCACCAACGTGTCCTGTGGCACCTGTGCGCCCATGTCGGGTCCAGGCAATGCCGAATACTGGCTACCGCCAGGTACAGCGATACCCAAACCATGCCGAGTCTCAACAGCGGTAGGAACCTGCGGAACGTTCGCGCCAGTACCAACACCCCTGTCGCCCAACCCATCCGGCAACGCGGTATACGAGCCCGTAGCCGGGTTGTACAAACCAGGGTTAGACATATCCGGCATCGGGGTAGGAGCGGGCGTAGCCGCAACACCCGGAGCAGGCTTAGTCCCGTACCAGTCCTTTGCATAATTGCCCGCAGCGGGACCAGGATTCGGAACAACCGTCCGATCCACCGGTTGATAAGGCTGCTTAGGTCCGACCATGACCGGCCCGCCCTCGTCAAACCGAGGCAATTCCCCATCATTGATCGAATGCAACAGTCCGAGACCGTATTTCGAAACGGACGACGCCTTAACGATGTACTCGCCATTGGAGACGCGAGCCAACATCGAATCAGAGGTGCCCGTACCAGGCCCCGACAAGAATCCGCCAGCCTTATGCGCACCAACGTACGGGCCAAAGGGCTTACCGCCCGCATACAGCTCGAAGCGATCCCTATTCATCGTGACCTGCGACCGCAGACCACCATCCAGCGGCTCTACCGTGCCACTGTTAGCCTCAACATCTTTGACAAGTTGCTCCGGCAACTGAGCGAACGGAGTGTTCAACACAACCGCGCCGCCACCCCTGACCGGATCACGGTAAGCCTTATCAACATTCAAGCCACGGAACGGATTGTCTGGCTTAAGAGTTACCTCACCACCACCGGCAGCCGCGTTGTTCTTACGGATGTCGTTAGACACCTCATTAGAACCAGCGACATTGCTACGTACCGCGCCGGCCACCTGAGAGGCAGACTGGGCCTGGTCGCCCAAGCCTGGCAACACTCGCTTACCCATGCGGTTCGCGCCCTGCTGAATATCAGCCAGCGTGTACGAGTCCGGATGCAGCGAAGCTGGCCCGCCACCTGGAATTTGACCGGCCGCGAACGCCGCATTGAACTTGTCGATGGCCTGCTGATCGCCACCCAAAGCCCTAGCAAGAACATCGGAACTAATGCCGACCTTCTCGAAAGCTTCATGGTTCTTTTTCCAGTAGTCAGTCCCAGTAAGCGCACCCTCGGTAATCTTGTCCAGACGGCCAAGCTCAGCGTTGCGCGCCGCCTCCTGTCGCGGAGTAAGGATCTGCCCCAGCTTGTTTCGGTCGATACCGACCTTCTCGGCCTGCTTTGGAATGTCTATCGATTCACCACGCCAACCCGACTCGGGTTTGTACTCACCCAAAGCGTTTAGCTTGTCAATCAAGCCCTGATTCGTCAGCTCGCCGGTAAGGTTATTCAGCTCAGACCGCAACCGCCGAATCTCATCTGCGTGACGACTAGCCTTGGTAGCGGCCATGTCCTGCTTGTCGGCAAGCGTGTACAGAATCCCACCCGCCGCCACCGATGCGACAGCCAAAGCACCGCCCGTGCCAAGCACATTCGCTAGCACCCGCAGCTTCCCAGTGAAGCCCTTGCCCTCGCCAACAGACTTCACAACATTTCGGAAGTCCATGTCAATCAGGCCAAGGGCCTTATTCACACCTTGGAATACCGGAGAAAGTGTCCGCCAGCCGAGGATCGCGTAGGTGATCGCGGCAGCCAAGCCGGGCACACCGGCCAACAACTGAGACACAGTGCGCAGAACCGGCAACACCGTTCCGCCCCAGGCCATTACACCGTCTTTGACGTTCCTGATAATGGCCCACACGTCACTAAGGACCGGCTTCCACCGCTCAAACTCAGCGCGCGCATCCAAGAAGAACTGCCGAACCTTGTTATGTCCCTCAACGGTTTTCAGATAATCCGATAGCCGCTTAGTTCCCGACTCCAAGCTAGCCAACAGGCCCTTACCGTTAGATCCAACGAAAATGTCGCTGATCGTGTTCATGATCGAACCGATGTTGATCAGCGAGTTACCAAGATCCTTAAGAGACTTCTCCCCACGCGAAATCCAACGATCCAACGATCCATCAGCAGAAGCCCGCTTAATGAACGTGTCGAACCGGCGCATGACATCGTCAAACGCAGTCGCCAACCTCGGCAGATGCGAAGCACCAACCGTGGACAACCGCAAAAACGCGTCCACCATGGGATTGATCGCGCCATCAAGTCGCCGCTGCGCGTCCGCAGTGCTACCGAAGATGGATTCGATCATCGACAAATTGCTGCCCTGTCGCAGCGACGCAATCGCAGTCTTAAGGTTCGAATTGATACCCGACGCAATAGAAGTCAGTCCACGGTTAAGCACCGGCAGTCCGACCTCGCCAAGCTGGCGCACATCTTCACCGAGCCCTGCGAACAACCCATCCTGGACGCTCTGCCGCAACGTGTCCCACTGCCCAGACATCGCGGTCAGCTGAGTCACAAAATTGCGGGCCTCCGGCGACAGACGCCCCATCGCGTCTTGCCATTCCTTAAGCGCCCCAGAAGATTCACCGGCCTCTTCCGAAGCAGTGGACAGCCTGTTAAGCGCTGCCACAACGTTGTCACTGTTCCGAACGCCCTTAGCGTTGGCCTCGGCCACATCATCGATCAGCCGCGCATTCCGTCGCCGCGTCTCCGCAAGCCGAGCCTCAGACTTTTGGACATTGAGGTTGTCCCGCTGCATCTGCAACGCCGACTTGCCGAAGGTCTTGGCCGCCTCCTGGCGGGCCTCCTGAACGTTCAGCACCGCCTCGGCCTCATCAAGAGGCGCATCGCGCAACTGCGAGTTCAGATCCTCCAAGTTGCGCTTGGCGTCCTTAACGGCCCTATCCAGCTGCAACGTCGCATCAGCCACGTTCCGGTTCGCCTGCACTTGCTGGCGCGCCGCATCCGCCGAATCCTTCTGCGCATTCGAATACGCCTTAAATGCGTCGGTGACTCCACGGGTACCCACCGCCAAAGCGCCGACACTGGATGCGACGCCAGAAAAGATGCCCGGAAGCAACAGGGCCGACTGCCCCAGTTCCACAACAGATGTATTTAGGGCTGCCAAAGCCACCCCAAGCTGACTTAGTTGCGTAGCACCCGCAACCATGATGTTCAGCTTGAGACCCTTAAGCATGTCCGCCTTAAGATCCTGATAAATATGCCGAATCTCAGTCAGCGGCTTTTTAGCGTCGAACCTAAGCTTTACCTGCAAATCAATCGGGTCACGCTCCGCAAGCTCTTTCGCCGCCTTAATCTCGGCAAGAGCCTTCGCCGTCTGCGCCTTAACCTCGACACTGACTGACTGCTCAACTGTCGCCAATTGAGCCCGCAATCGACTGCGGAAATCCTTCAACGAAGGAACGATGTGAACCGATGCCTGCGCAGCAACAAATTCAGCCGCCACAACAGCCCCCTATATTCAATATTCAGTTATAAAAAGATCATTTGTAATTCAATTCGGCTGCTCTAAGGCCGCGCTCTATAGCCGCCTCAAGACCGGTTTCCTGCTTATCCGCCTTACGCCTCTTACGTTCCTTCTCGGCAGGGATAACAGGACGCGGGTAGTACTTGACGTCCGGAGCGCCCGCAGACCTCGACGCAATCAGTTGGTCAGCAATATTGGTCAACGCGTCAATCTCCGCAGACCACCCGAACAGCGGCGGTGGCCCAGGCTCCCAATCAGATTCCGGAGCCGACGCCTGCAAGTCGATCACCTGCGGGTCTGTCAACGCCGCAGCCTGGCAGTACGACCCACGCTTGCCATTGCAGGTCTCGTAGAACCGGATGAACTGATCCCAGTCCCTGCGAGACGCATAGTCAGTGACACTGGTACGGCACTGGGCGCACCGACACGGGGCCGCGAAGTAGTCCAAGGCATTGACGCCGAGCAAGTGTTGAAAATCCCACTCAATCGCGCGCCAATACCTACCGACCAACTCAGCGACCGTGCCTATTTTCCCTTATCGCTGTCCCCGAAGAAGTGCGAATTGTACTTCTCCATAAACTTGTTCCACAGCTGAACAGGCCGGTTATCGAACAGCTTCATAGCCTCTGCATATGCCGAGCCAAAGATGATTTTCTGAGCCTCTTCCTCGGTCGTCGCCTTCAAAAGGTCAGACACCTGCTTTTTGGTCGGGCACTTAAGCGTGATCTTATTCGTAACCTTCAAAGGCTCCGGAACCCGCACCGACTCAACCAACTCAGCGAAGAAATCGCTAACAGCGTCCTCAACAACCTTCAGGTCGCGGCCAGAAATCCCCTGTGCACTCATTACTAGTTTCCCCCTATAAAAGTGTATCAATGTGTAGAAAAGAAATAGGGGGAGCAACCCGACAAGGCCACTCCCCCTATTCCCTCGCCTAAGTAACCGTTACGGTCACCGAAGCCGACTTAGCTCCCTTAGTCGCCGTAATGCTCGCCGTACCAGCCGCAACACCCGTCACCAAGCCCGAAGCCGAAACAGACGCCTTATCAGGCGCAGACGACTTAAACTTGCAATCCGGCGTGTAGTTGATCCCGTTATCACCCTGCACAACCAGCTGCACCGTGTGCGACGCACCCGAAGCAACCGTGACAGACGGCGTAGGCGGCGAAACCTCAAGCGCCGTCAACGAAGCCGCGAAACCAGCCTTATCGATGATCGAACGCCAACCCGGCCCTGCGAACCCCTGAGCCACCGAATAACCAACCGTGTCATCACGGAAAGCCTTCAACGTAGGCTTGTACTCAATAACGTTGTCGTCATTAAGCGTCTGGTTATCCAGCTTGTCCAACTTCACCTTAGGCAACAGCCAGTAGGTCCAAAGCTCCTCATTGTTCCGGTCATCCAAACCGCACAAAATCGCACGGTAGTAGATGTTCTTAGGCACCTTAGGAGCCTCAAGAACAATGCCACCAAACGGCGAAGGCGTGACATCTGAGAAGTCCTCGGTCCAAATCAACTCAAGAACATTGCGCTGATTCTGGAACATCGAGAAATCAAACGTCGTCGTACGCTTCGAAATAATCGACCGAATCGGGTCCGGCTCACCGAACGCCTCAATATCCTTGGAATCGAACTCGTTACCAAGCGTAAGACCGGCTTTCTTCTCGAAATGGCCCACAGACTTGTAACCAGCAGGAATAGACAACGAGCCGTCCGTAGGATCTTCCAACGTCAAAGCCGGAGTCACCGAATACGGAGCAAGGAACACCGTCAAATTAAGAGGCGCAATCGCAAGATCTGCCTGCGCATCCTTCAACGTGTAAAAATCCATATTTAGTTGTTCTTTCTGTATTCAGTTATGAATGTCGCTAAATCAGAGGGCAGCGACTTCCCTCAAATAGTTATCGCGCGAACGCAAACCAACACTTACCCTGAACTGGCAATTAACTACGCGGGTATCCAACTGCTGATTAGGCATCAACAATTGCGGCCCCAACACCTCTTCAACCGTGTGAATCTGGGCCGTGAAACCATCGGCCATTGTGAATTTGTACCCCTGCATAGGCAGAAGTACCGCTCGCACAACCGACATAACGTCCCACGACTCATCGCGTGAATTAGTGACGGCCGTAGCTTGGATAAAGCACTCATCGAAACCGCGCTGCCAATCAACCCGACCGCCCGGCATGCGAAAGAACTTCAACACAGGATCAGGCTGCACCTGATCAAGCCAGTCTTCCGGAGTCCAACACCCCGACTCAATATCGGGAAACACTTTCGTGAAAATATCGATCATCAAATTCTCGACGTTCACAAAATTGCTTTTGAACCACTCTGGGAGTGTGACCATGCAACCCCCTAATTACATTCGCAGTGCAAGCACCGCTTCCCGCAGATCGTTATGCGCCTGGAACTGCTCTTTAGTAGGAGAACCGAAGTTGTGCAGAACCCCGTAATAGAACGGTGCACCCTTCCAGGTCTTAGCGGCCAAAAGACCACCAACAGTCACAATCGCAACCTGACGGTCCTTCTTATGCCCGCCATCCGGCAACACGCGAACCTCACCAGACCTCGACAGATCACCAGTGCGCTTAGCAACTTTCGCCGCATACAAGCGCACCACCTCTTCACCGATATGCGCCAAGTAGCCCCCCAGCACCGGAGAGGTATTCATCCACCTAGCAGCCCCCGCGTTGTACGCAGGCACGTCGATGTCATCGAGCAGATAACCGCCACCAGGCCCCGTCTTAGCAGCCACAGCGATACCCCCTTAGCCGTTATCCGATTCCAACAGGTGAACCACGTCCTCATCCAGGAAAGGATCACCGCCGAAAGGCTCCGGCTCATCCCACATGACCGGCCCGACAATGAACTTCTGACCGTTTTTCCGAACAATGCGATCACGAACCTGAACATCGGTGCCCTTACGCACAAACAAAGTCGCACTAATCTTGTTGGACTCGCCCCGCAAGTCCTTGAAGAAAGCCCCGCGACTCGTCCCCCAACCAATCAGACCTTGAATAGTGCCGTGAGGCTGCTTGTTCGGATTACCGTACTTATCCGAGCCACCCCGGATAACCGTAAGAGTCTCAGAAATGGTAAGAATCCTCCCAACCAGGCTCATCGCGCCGGTAGTAGGGAATTGGGTCGCCACCCGCCCCGTCGATTAGGAACCCGTCTTTACCGAACGCATACGGATCAACCGTGGTGTCCGACCTGCCGAACTTCACCGTGAACAGACCACCCCCGCCACGGAACCTCCGCAGAATCGCCAACTCCGCCGGCAAGAACGCCCCATCCGGCGGCTTATCGTAAGTAACCGAAAACGGTCCCTTATCTTTAGAAACCACCCGGTCAGGGTTGCGCAGCTCGCGCTTAGCGGCCGACAACACCACCCAATGCACATCCTCGGGTGTGGACGCGGGGTCCGGCCACGATTGACCGGAATACCCCCGCGCCCATGCAGACACCATGCTCAGAACAAACTCGGCCTGGCCGCGCTGCTCTGGAGTGAATGTCACACCCATCAAGGTCTGTAGGTCATCAACAGTCGCCAATGCACCCACAGCGACCGCCCTAGACCACGTTCGCCGTCACGGTGGCCGTCACAGCGGCCCCGCCCTGCGGTGGGTTGTAGGTAGCGGTAATCACCGACGTGCCGGTAGCGACACCCGTGACCGTTCCGTCAGCCGCAACCGTAGCCTTAGCCTCGGTGCCAGACTTGAACGTTGACTTAGCCGTCACGTCAACACCGTTCGAGTCCAGAACCTTCACCTTTGCGGTGTTGTTCGGACCCGCAGCAGCCGTAACCGTCAATCCCTGGTTAGGGATAGAAATGCCAGTAGCCGCCAGCTGCAAACGCACGCCACGCACGAAACGTCCGTCACGCTCCAAGACCACGCGCGAACCGACATACGTATCGAGCAACGACCGGTCAGCCAAGTTGTCGAAGTCGTAGTCAGCCAGCCAACGGAAAGCCGCGTTAGAAGCCGCGTACGAGCCGTAAGCGTTGATAGCCGTAGAGAAAGGCTTCTTAGGCGCACGGTTGATGTAGATGAACGCGTTGCGCTGCCACTCGAAAGCCTCATCGGGCTTCAAAGCGTTAGAACGCAACACCGGCAGACCGGCCACGTTGCCGATGTGAGCCTGACGCAAGGCGTCGGCCTGCTCGGAACCCGTGGCGTCGTAACGCCGGAACTGCGGATCTTTCAGCAACGCAGACTCGACAGCCGAACCAACGATCATCACACGGTCGTTGTATTCGACATTCTCGTCATTCAAAGCACGCCGAGCATCCACAAATGCCGGGAACGTGTCTTCTGGATTAATCCAATGCGTGTCCTGATACGGAGCCGAAGAAATCAGCTTGTACAAGTAATTCTCGATACCGTAAGCGACACCACCGACCTGAGGCACAATAACCTGCTCGATGAAGTCCTTAATATCCAACGTCAACTGCTCATCAGTCAACGTGACAGCGTTATAGATAACGTCATCCAACGTGACAGGGAAGCTGGTCTCGGTTAGATCATCCATAACCACCTTGCGCTCAGCCCCAGTGCCACGGAACTTACGAGTACGCGAATCCATAACCGCGCCGACACGCACATTAATCGTGTCATTCGCAGAACCCCCGAAATCGCCCAAAGCGTTCGCAAGAACATAATTAGGCAAAACGATCTGCCGACGCAGAACCTTCACAGCCGTCTCAATGACCAGCGACGGCTTAACAAAAATGTGAGACAAAAGTCTCCCCCCGATTCTTTATTTAGTTGTTCAACAATTAGTAAGACGACTGCGGAAACGCGGAATAAGAAAGCGACTTCAAAATGTCGTCGGCAGTCAGGTCACCCGGATCGGCTGCATCGCCCGTAGGCGTCACAGTCGTACGAGTCGGCCCCTGCGGAAATCCGCCCTTGGTCTCTGGCTTACCGGGCAGAACACCCTTAAGAGCCTCAATATCGGCAAGAATTTCCTCATCCGTGTCCCCACGAACCCGATCCCAAAGCGCACGCGGCAACTCATGCTCCTGCGCAAGATCAAACACCTGGCGCTCACGCTGCAACTTGGTCAGTTCACCGGCCCTCTCAGACGCCAACTTCTCCGCGTCCTCTAGCCGTTTCTGTAGCTTCTCCGACTCCGAAAGCTTCTCGGTCTCGAAAGCAGCGATCTTGTCCTCAAGCGACTTGATCGTTTCGCCATACTTCTTAGAGCTAGCCTTCTCGGCACGCTCCAACCGCTTTGTCAAAATAGCGTCGAGAGCTTCTTGCGACGTGATGGCCTTAAACTCACCACCGCCAGAGCTAGCGCCGCTTTCAGATCCCGCGCGGACATCTGAACCTGCACTATCAGCCGCAGACTCAGCCGCAGCCACACCGCCCTCTGGCGTCGTCAAATCAAGATCACTCATTAGAAAAATTCCCCCATAAAACCCGGCCAATAAACGAGCGCGGCCGTAACGCCCCCCTAGACTGCTTCTAGTAAAGAAAGCGAACGGTCATAAAAACGAACGTTCGCCGAATCAACTGCAAACCCGGCAGAAATAAGCGCCTCCCGGTTGGCGCGGACCGCAGCGATATCAACCGCTGGCGACTCCTTATAAGGTGGCGGCGCAACATAGTGACGCCTAAAGTTCTGCATAGCGTTCCGATAAACGCCATCATCACCCTTGCCGCCAACACCAAACTTTTTCCATTGCTCAAGGAAATAGTTGGCGCGCTCATCCATCTCATCGGCTTTCCGATAAACTGGCCTAAGCTGGCAGCGGCAATGGTCATGCACCTTAACGGGACCATCGCCAACGAACGGACGGTGAGCAACAATCTGTCCGTTACGTTTTATATCGCGGACCTTGCTATTTGATAGATCAAAGGAATGTTCATTCAAATAGGTAGCGCCCTGCGACGCCAATATCGCGCAGAAATAACACGGATCATCATCCGTCATCCGCGCATAGCCGATGGCCTTCCGATCTGCCCGACGCGCGGACAGGTCGGTAACCGATGCGCCGGCCTTTTTGGCTGTGTTCTCAGCCACCACCGCCTGCTCAAATTCAGCCCTGATCTGCTGCTGAACCTCGCCACGGCCACCGTTCATCGCATGCTTGACCCCAACACCCGTCGTGTTGGTGCGCGCCTGCGACATCACGTCGTCGACAACCACCCCTTCTGGGGGCGCATCGCCAACCTTCGCTTTGATTGCGTAAGGCCCCGTAACCTGCATCGCCAACTGGACATCCTCTGTTGGGAACGCGGTCGGGATCTTCGCTAATGCCGGTGCATCCGGCTTAACAGACCACCTAGCGGCCTGCACATACTCAAACGCCAAATCCTCTGAAAATCGGAATTGTTTCTCAATCTCAAGAGTCGTCGCATGAAGCCAAACCGGCGTGGTCTGGCTTAGGTTTCCGTAACTTAGAATCGGCCACAACAACGCCAATCCGGTAGCAGTAGCAGCAGCCACATTCTGTTGATCCTGAATATGCCGCTGCGCATAAAACGCGGCCAGCTCGGGAAGCGGCTCAAATCGATTCTCAGCCGCCTCCCCTTGCCGTGTAGCCACAAATACCCCCCGAGTAAAGATTAGGCCGCAAACGCGGGCTGAGCCCCCGGAACACCCTTACGCTCCGCCGGATCAGACACCGCCCGCGCATTCGGATCTTGCATGCCGTAATAACGCAGCATGTTCGTCAGCTCGTCGTTATCCATCGCGTGCTCTTTCATCTGCTGCAACTTCGCCTCATCGACACCCGGAACGAACTCCCACAACTCCTCACGCGGCATACCGAGCATCTGAGCCGCCTTACCCCAAGCATCAACAGCCTGAGCAAGCGAACGAATACTCGTATCAACCCAACGCACATCAGCCGTAAAGTCATTAGCCGACTCGGCATCACCCTCGATAAGCGCAGACAAACGCAATAATTGAGCATGCGATGCCCCGAAAGTCATTCTGCGCTCCGCTAGCTTCGCTTCGGTGTTAGCGCGCGCAGACGCCAAAGCCTCAGCCGATAGGTTCGCCAGCTTCCCGGTCAAAACATCAGACGGCAGCTGCGCAATAGCAGCCAACGTCTCAACATGCGTCTGCTTAGACGAAATAAACCCATCCAACGGCGTCTCATCAAGTGTCCCGAACTTCGCCTCATGACTCGTGTGCGCCAAGATGTCGTCATTCTCAAGCCTGCGCTTGAACGCCTCTGCCTCTTCATCGGTCGCCTCGGCCATATCCGTGATACCCGTGGCGTACTTGACCTTAAAAGAGTTGTAATGCTGCGCGTAAAGCAAATCCAGCTCGGTCTTGTCGATACGCGTCGCCACAGGAATCAGCGGACCAACCTCGCCCCGAGTCTTACCGTCCAAATCCATCACGTTCATGTAGCGGACCACCGGACAAACCCCAGTGTTGTGCTCCACCACACGCGGAGGACGCGGAAACTCGTTGGGCGACGGCATATCCAGCTCGTAATAGACCTGATCAGTCCAAAACCGAACCGTCTTACCGTCAGGCTGCAACGTCAACGCATACTTAGGCCACGGATCATTAACCGTGTCCTCATACAAAGCGAACAACCGGCGCGGCGAATAAGCCGTCAACACAGCCTGATTCGCACCATCCAACGCCGTACCCTGCTCAGCCATCGCAAACGCATACCCATACGTCAACGCCGACCGATGCAAACCAATCTGCCGGTGCGGCATAGCGTTAGCGATCCACGTCTGCCACGGACCCGCCGCGTTCTCCCGATCCCCCTCGCGCCGATACCCCGACACATAAAGACACTGCGCAAACGTCGTAACCACCAACCGCAACCACGGAGTCTTAGACAGCCGGAACAACGCCCGCTTCTCCGGACTCTTAGCCGCAACACGCGCATAGTCAGGCTGATTGCCATCAGCCCACGCATCAATCACTTGCAACCGCCCGCGCTCACCATCAAACGCAGGCCAAACAACATCGTGAATGTACTTAGCCACATCACGCGAACCGATACTCGACGGCAAGGTCAACGAACGCGATGGCAGCTCCATAAGATTAGAACTCAAAGCAACCTATGTTTCTTTGGAGCGTTAAGCGTTACCTCAACGTCCTCCAAGGTCAAAAGCCGATTCGCATAGCAGGCGGCAACAATCCCCGTAATATCGGTAGACGTGCTCTTACGGAGCCAGCCCCACTGCTCAAGCTCCGGCTTACCAATCGGATATTTAGCCGCACCCGCCAAACACTCAAATAGAGCGTCATCGTCCAAATGGGTTAGCTTCTGATCAATAATGTCTGCGTAAAACTGCGCCGTAGACTGCGCAATATCCTGAGTACCGAAATAGCGGACCTTCAAACCGATCTGCTCAAGCTCCGGACCCAACGCACCCGCAGCAGCACCCGCCTGAACAGCCACCGCCACCGGAGGCTTAGAAGACGAGATAAGTCGCTGCATCATCGGCAACACCCACGCCGTGCCGCCCGCCGCCCAAACCAACTCGATATGCGACCGGCCATCAGGACGCTTACCCGCAATAGCAATAGACGCCCAAGCCTGATCAGGTGCCACATCAACCGACGCAACAACCATCCCCAGATCCACCACCGGAGGCCGCATAGAACCCGGCTCATCCGGATCGGGAACGTCGTCCAGCTGACACGCCACCCAAGCCTCAAACGGGATAACCGAATTCATGCGCGGGTCGTCCCACATACCCAAGTGCTCACGCGCGAACTGCTGGAGGTCCATCTTGACCTCGAAGTCCTCACGCAAAGCCGACACCGGAGCGATGCCCTTAACGCCTAACGACGGATTAGCGATCTTCCAGTTCTCGAAATCGGCAGGGTCCGAACCCTCAGCGCATGACCACTCCGCGAACAGAAACGGCGGATCGTCATACTCGACTGCCGTCATGCCGCGTCCCGCAATCCGGCCAACGTCATGCCGTACTCGCGCATACGTTTCAAGACATCCGAGTCATCGGTGCCGGCAGAGGTGGTCAACCAAGTCTGCGGATTCTTAGACGCCTGCTGTAGCGGCGACAACGAACCCATCATGTCGTTATCCAGCGCAAACGCCTCGTCAAGAATCATCAGATCCACGCGAGTACGACCACGCTTAGCGTTCTTGCCGCGCGCAACGTAGTGAATGAAGCCCCCCGACTCCTTATGCACTACCGAAAGCTCAGCCGCCCCGATCTTGTGAGGCAGCTTGCACTCATCCTCCAAGTCCTCATCGCCAGCGATAATCGCCGTCAACTCACGGTGAGCATCCTTAGCGGTATCGAACTCGTGCGCCGAATGCATAATGCGCTCACCCAGCAGATACAAACCCGCCAGCTGCCGCGCATAAACGCACACATTCTTGCCATTCTGGCGAGGGGCAATAAGGCAACACGTAGACGCGCACCATTGCCAAGTAATTCCGCTCGTAAACTTGTCAATCTCAGAGTCCCCAGTAGAACTCCCCTTTTGACCTAGCGACTGCCTTACCAGCAGCTCTTGCCACGGAAGCAAATCCAAGCCAAACTGATTACACAAGTCGATAGCGTCATCCCCAAGCGTCGTAAAATAAGCCGGGAAATGCTCAATACGAGGACGCTGGACACCGATCAAACCCTCATGGCGAGTCTCAGTCTCCGGCTCCAATACCGCCGTCATAATCCCCCCAAGCTTCACGCAGCCATTCGCGCGCCTCCCTGCGCCGACGAATACGACGTGACAAATCAACATTCCGGCCACTACTGCGGCGATGGGCCTTCACCCGCCCACGCTCACACGCGCATTTCCAGCCGTAGAAACAAAACAAAGGCTCACGAACATGACGCCCCAACATCCGGGCCACTAAACCGCCTTAGCAGCAGCTACCCGAGCAGCGCGCTTAGCCGCCAACTCATCCCGCGACGACTTCTTATCCGACTTCGGCTTAGGCAACTCGGCCACACCCATCTTCGCCAACACCTGCGCCAACGCCGTGTACTGCATACGATGCTCCGCAATAAGCGGGTTAATGGTCTCCGTGCCCTGGTGATTAATCACCGTCAACCGATCCCCGATCTTCTCCACCAAATCGTCAAGGCGATCAGCCATCCGACACGCATTCAGCAGAAGCGCCCGAGACGCCGCAGTCATCCCCCGACCATTAGCGACCCCAGCCCATAGATCCCGGCCAGACTCCCCTAGCTCCGCAGGAATCTTGTCGTCCATCGCCCACCCCCTTGTGCTGCTCAAATACGACCTGTACGTTCGTGATTGCGTTATCCATGTCAATGACTCGGTTTCTTGCCAGACCGATAGATGCCCCGGTGGGAGGCACGCTGAGCCAAGCTCAGTGCCGCCGGGGCATTGCCATATCTGCCCACCTGCGGATTTAGAAGTGCGACCAGCCGTTTTCCAGCACCCCCGATAACCCCCTCAGGCTCATTTCAGCCGGAGAGAGAGCGGTCGCTGGCCGTTCGAGGCGTGTGCCACACAGACGCGCGGGTAGCCCCCCAGGGGGTCTAAGGCACGCCTTGACCTGCGGTTATGCGGTTACTTTGCCGGCTTAGCGTGTTAGCTAGGTGTGGTCGTTTTGCCTAAGTGTTTCGCGTGGCTGTGTGGTCTGGCCTGTGTGTTTGCGTTGTTTGCCTGCGAACTGCGGTGTTATGGCCGTTGGGGGCGCTTTGGCTACGTTGCTGTCGGCCTTTTACGGGGTGTGTGTAGTGGCTTAGGTGTGCGTGTGGGTTAGGGCTCTGCGCATGGGTGGATAGAGGCGTGTGTGTACATGCCCTGTACATACGAGTTGCAGTCACATATGCACTGGTGGCCCACTGTTTAGCGCTTAGGTATTGCCTAAGCTGTACATGCCATGTACAGTCATGCGCATACCAACCACTTACCCATTGACCACGGGAGACCAGCGCTATGAATACGGCTATTAGTGTTAGGCCGAACTTGCTTGATTCGGTTTACAAGTTCACGGATGCATTTGGTGATGGCGGTTTAGCCTCTGAGATTGCGCCTGGGCTTAATTGCGCCGAGGTGGAAGCGCTTGCAAATCTATTTCGGGCGCTCGGTCACATCGAGATTGCCGATGTGTGGGTTTCTGAGCATCTGGGCAGCACGGGTGAGGACATTGACGAGCATTTAGAGGATGCCGGTGATTCATCTGCCGAGCGTTCGCCCTCTACTACCGATAAGGACTAGATAGATGAACACGGACGATTACGAACCCGAGTTTAAATTTCCCCGCGCCTGCCAATGTGCAGATTGCCGCAGTGGTGGCGCATGGTCTTACGTTCATGGTCACCAGCCGAATGACTGCATCTACGCATCACGTCAAAGCAAGAATTCTCGCAACTGTAAGCGTTGCGCCTAATCCCCTACTACATACCAAGGATAGAAACAATGGCATTCAAGATAGGCGACACAGTGTCATCGAAAATAGATGGCGTCGGAAAGGTAGCCAAGATCGAAAATGGGCGTTATCCCTACGTCTATGTTGACTACCCGGACGGCACTGTTGGATATCCGGTCGCGACAGCAGCGCGCAAGCTCACAGCACTAACCCATACCATCTAAGCGGGGACAAATGAACGTGTACACCGAGGGCAACACCGTGACAATCACTCACCCACAAACGGGCACTCAAATCACCGGCACTGTCACTTGGGCATCGCCTACCCATGAGACCGCGATGGTTAAGCCAGCGGGCGGTACAGGGCCTATTGCGTACGTGCCATTGACCACGGCTGACCGTGACGCACTCCTCGCCGCCCGCGTGGCTGTCACCGACGAATACGACGAGTTCGGAGACGAACGCAATTGGGACCGGGAGTACGACACCCAAAGTGCGTAAGTACTTGCGCCGGTTGTACACGGCATGTACAGTCTTAACCACACCAACCAACCAACCACTTTTCAACCCAAGTAAAGGCGACCAGCTTATGACCACCGCGACAATCACCTACGTCAAGCATTCCAAGCGCACGCTGCGCACCCCATGCGAGGGATGCGGCGCAATGAACCTCTACAAGGGCCACATCGTTGCCGATGATGCCGTTAATGAGAATTGGTGCGATGACTGCGGTATGCGCGTGGGCGATGACGTTCTGTTGAACTACGACGAAACCTTGCACGAATGCTCGGGTGTGCATGTGATCACCAACGCTCAGCCACCACGCGAAACCGTACCCGCGATCACCCAAGCAACCACAACGGCTACCGCGCCGACACCCGCTATGGATGCCAACAAGGCGCAAGCCGCTATGCAGGCGTTGCAGGATATTTTCGGTGCCCCAAAGGCAATCGACCACGCCGAGGTGGAGCGCATCGCACGTGAGGTGATCAACGGTGTTGTGTACCCGACACGCACGGTGGTCATTAAGGACAACGTGACCCGTCAGATTGACGAGGCCACACACAAGCAATTCGGCGACGTGCTTACCGTTCTGTCATCGGGCGAAAACCTCCAGCTGGTCGGTGGCCCCGGTGTCGGCAAGACGCACCTTGTCGCACAGGCCGCTAAGGCATTGGATCTGCCGTTCTACGTGATCAATTTCCACCTACAGTCAACAGCTAGCGAGCTGCGCGGGTACAACGACGCTACCGGCAACTTTGTGCCGACGGTTGTGTCTGATTGGGCCAATAACCCGGATGGCGGTGTGCTTCTGCTGGACGAATTGGACCGTTCACACGCGGGCATTCAGGCCGGTTTGAACTCACTACTCGGCAACCGCTACATCACGTTGCCGAATCGGGAAACCGTGCATTTGACGGACAAGCACATTGCAGTAGCCGCGACCAACACGGACGGCACCGGCCCCACGCGCGATTACCCGGCAGCTCAGCCATTTAGCGCCGAATTCCGTGACCGTTTTGTCGCCATGACGATTGAGATTGACGAATCAATCGAGATGGCCGCTGCTATGGCCAAGGGTGCCAACGAGGCCGACACAAAGCGTGTCGTTGAGTACGTGCGCAAGATCCGTAAGGCTGTCAAACAGAAGGCGATCGTCGGTGTACTGGTTACCCCGCGTGCTTCTCAGAAGATGGCGGGCTTGCTCGCTCACGGTGCAACATTCGATCAAGCCGCGTCGTGGGTGCTGCGCAAGGGAATGGATGACGAAACGTGGGCAAGGCTTACCGCTTAGGCGGTAAGTCACCCCACACCAACCAACCACAACCCGAAAGCAATAGCCATGAAGACCAACATTCACGGGACTTACTTGCAGTACGTATTTGATACATACGACGAGTTCGTCAAATACAACCGCGACCGTCAGAACGACACATTGAACTCCAGCATTTCGAGCCACGTTGCATACGGGGACAATTTCTTTGGCGGAATCTCTAACTTAGGCGCTGGGATTGCGCTAGCAGAGAAAGGGTTGCTTAAGGAGGGCATCGCCGCTATCGACGCCGCTAAAGTCAAAATGTCCGAGGTTGCGCGCGATATTGACGCTTTCAAGTCGGTCCCCTACCAGGATGTGTCAGGGGCCTACGTGAACGTCGCGGACTACCTAAGCGGTGTGCCTGAATGCATGACGGACTATCGCATTGACCCAACCACTCAATCTATGCCGACAGTTTCACTGGTTATTGCGTGTGCGGTCCTCGGCGGTGTGCCATCGGATGCCATCGCGGCGCGCGGCCGCACACTGGTTGCGTTGATCGACGCCATCCAAGCTGCCGGTAAGACAGTCGAACTGTGGGCAGACATGACAAGCAACGGCAGTAGCGGCTACAGCGACAAGCACACCGCGCGTTTTTCAATCAAACTCAAGTCGGCAAGCGCGCCATTGGATGTTGCGACCGTCATGTATGCGATGACCCACCCTAGCTTTTTTCGTGGGTTGGGTTTTAACACGCGTCACACTCTGCCGAGTGCATGGAAACAAGCTCTTAGTGTGGGTTTCGGCTACGGGCGAACGGTGCATGAGGCTGAATTTATTGAGCGTGACTACCCCGAGGGTGCGATTTTTATACCTGCACTACAGGAAGACGATGACCCCGACGAGATTCTTACGTCCACGCTGCGCAAACTTGGAATGCTAAAGGGCTAACAACCATGACCAGCGTAACTATTACCGAAGCTGTCCGTGAGGCCCTAGCAGCAATCAGAGATGAGCTAAACCGAAGGGCTAAGTTCGCGGAAACGAACGATACAGACGGTGAACCGCTGTGCGGCTACGAGGCTTGGGACGAAAAGCACGCCGACTTCAACGAGCGCCTAGCTGAGCGAGGCGAGCACCTGGCCGACGCTGTAACAGAGATGATCGTAAAGCCCAATGCCACTCGTCGCCTCGATCTTCCTAGCTTGGCGCTGACTTTTATCGGCATCGTCTGCGGTTTCGTCGCCTACTGGCTGATAAATGCCGAGGGTGCCAACACTCTGGTTATCGTTCCTTCGATTGTTGCAGTCACGATCGGCGCTACTCACCTAATTAATCGTGACGCGCCTCGCGCGGGGGCGTCTGCCGATGAACACCCGACCCTAAGGGGCAAGGCCAATGGCTGACGTACAGAAGCTAGCCGCACTACTCAACTCCTACGCCGAATACCGGGCCGCATACCTGAATGTCCCGGAACCGGCGACAGCATGCGACATGGAGCGCATGAAATTCACAGACCTAGCGATGTGGGTTGAAGTCCAGTCAATCCGCAAGGCCGCGCGCCTCATCTTGGACCCGGAAGACAACGTTGTCGGCCTTCCGTCATGGCACTGGGACAGATGGCTCGCAGAAGCGCGCGAAGCGCTAAGCACCTAGCCGGCAGCCGGCCTAACCCGTTCGCTTACCCCTACCCCGTCTACTCTGCACAGCTTTTAATCGCCAAGCTGGACGAAATGAAAAGTTCAAACGCACTGACGTTGTACACGCTGTGTACTAGTTTAGATCTACCAACCACGAACAAAGGTACTCAAATGGCTAAATTTACTGCGATCATCATCCGCGCCGAAGACCAACTGGTCGAATTCGCAGAGTTCGACAACAACGAGGTCAAGCCAATGCAAGATGCTGTAGGCGGATATCTTCAAGCCCTCACCGTAAGCACACCGTGTGGTGAAATCACCTTTTGGGTCAACGAGGAAGGCAAGCTACTTCACTTGCCAATCAATGATGCGGCCACAAATCTATGGTGGTTTTTCGCACCCGAGTTCACGAACCGCGATGTCCTTGTTGGCGATGTGATAATTACTGGTGGCGCAGATGGCAACGGCGACACACTTGGTGTCCCGAAGGTTCTAGAGAACGCGTTTAAAGACGCCATCATCGGCGTAGTTATCAAGGATAAAGGGTAATGCCCGCCGTATCTCGCGAGATTAGTAATCGCGAGGAACTAGCCAAGCTACCCAATCTATCCGTTGTTGTATTCCGGGGCGCAGGTATGCAACTCGCCTGGCAGCTCGATAAGGCATGGTTCGCCGCCGGAGACACCGAGTTCATGTTTACCCGCAATATCCCTGACGAGGCATTCCCCGCGATACAGGTTTGGGAAGGCGAGCCGAGAAGCTAAGCGGTTTGGTTGGTGCTGGTCCGCTTTAATCGGTCACGGTCTAACACCCGTGGCCGGTTATGGCAGAACAGAAAGGCTACGAATGAACAACGATTGGCGGAAAAACCGCGAACCGGGCTGGGCCTCAGACATCGGCTACAAGCTCCAGGACGAACTAAACGAGCACGACTACCAGCTAAGCAAGCCCGGATCAAAACCCGAATCCCCCGGCTGGCACCCCTGCAAGTGTGGTCAATGGCAAGGCTACTGGCCATCGTTCCATCCACACGTAGCCGACCGTCTGCGCGAGCTTGTGGAGACCGAGCTAGAAACCGTTAAGGCTGAGCTGGCCGAAGCCAAGGAGCAGCTGGCACAGGCTAATGCCGAGTGGTCCTACTGGGCCAACCGCTAAACACCCCAAGGAATATCATGCTTAGCGCGCTAGCCAGGTACCGTAACCGCATGGCACGACCCGTCAACCTACGCGACCTAGCCAGGACGCAAGACCAAATCAAGTCCGACATCCTCGCCTTCTACGATGAGATACGACACGCACACGAGCGGGGATATTCATATAACGACATACTCGAATTTGTTGATATGCCACGCGGCACCCTTCAAAGCATTCTTAATGGACGCAACCCACGATTCAGCGTCACACCACAAATAAATATCTGAAAACCCTTGCAAAATTATGTACACGCGATGTACACTCGAAAAGTCACCGAATCAGACGAACCACTGACCACGGTATAAAACGTCACAGTGACACCAACCAACCGCAGGAGAACCCGAAATGAGCACAACCACAGATGAAATCCGGCAGCGCTGCCTAGAACGACTCAACCTCTCCGAAAATTTCACCGACAATGACCTAGCCTACGAACTCGACAGGCTCAAGGAAATTGAAGAAGCGGCCACAACCCTACTGTCCGCAATGGCAGCCGGTAACGATGACCAAGACACAACAAATTTTCTTCAACTCATGCTCAACCTGAGCATCGCACTCAATACCGACGACCTAACCGGCTGACCAACCAACCACACTGCACAGCTTATTAAATCCCAAGGCGACCAAAATGCTACTACTCGTAACAGTCCTATCCGGATTCATGGCACTAGTTGTCGGAATCGGCGCATCACACAAACTTGAAGCGCAACGGGAAGCACACAACCAACAACTCAGAAAAACCCAAGCCAAAGCCAAACGCATCGTCTCCGAATACGCCGACGAAATACTGAACCAAGGCTTTGAAGAAGGCTACAGACACGCAGAAGCCACACTCAAGTCTAAGCCGCGCGGAAAGAAGCAGAAAGCTCATGCGTAACAGCATCAAGGACATGCCTAGCGAGGCCATCCGCAAGCTATTGCAAGGCGAGAAACAGACCCTCACCAAAGTGAAGGCTCGACTAGTCCGCGAAATGGCGGAACGTCAAGAAGAACTAGACGCCGTAAACCGGCGCTTAAACGAAATTGAACAGGGCGAGCAGATCCTAGCTGGACGTTAGTTGTCCGGTTAAGCAGAGAACCGACCCAACCGGGGGGGTTCGCTGAATAAGCAATATAGGTCTGGGCTTCCGCTTAACCGGACTACCCAAGAGTAACCCACTGAAAGGGGGAAACCATGTCAGAACTCGTACCGCGTCGCCTCTACCCGTGCAACCAATGCCCATGGCGGCGAGACACACCACCCGGCATGTTCCCCACCGAACGATACGAAGCCCTCCGAAACACATCCGGCACAGCCGGTGACGAAGCACCACTAGGCGCACCCATGTTCGCCTGCCACAAGACCACAGAAGGCCGCGAACAAGCATGTGCTGGCTGGCTAGCCACGGTCGGCATCGAGCACATCGGAGTCCGATACGCAGTCGTCACCGGACGCATCCCAGGATCAGCCCTACAGCCCGGCGACGACTGGCCCGACCTATTCGACAGCTACGCCGAGATGGCGGCAACACAAGCCTTAAAGGAACCCACGTTATGAAGCATCTAACCCTGGCCGGCCTAATCGCCTTAGCCGTCCTGGCCGCGCCCACCGCCACCGCGGAACCGCCATGCGCAGCATTCAACGTCTGCCAATACCAGCCCAGCTACAACGGGCCGCTACAACCGACCTGGAACACGCCAGGCACCTACGGGGGTTGGACAACCAACCAGGTGTTGTGCGATCCAGTGACGTATCAGTGCCACCAGGTCGTCGCCGGGAACTAGGCCCGCGCTCTGCACAGCTTTTAATCGCCAAGCTGGACGAAACACCATGCATCTTGCAGCCCAAGCCCGCATGAGCCATCATCGCACACATGTTCGATCCACTCTTCCGGGCTTTCGAACACTGGAACAGCTTGCCCAGCCACCCCACACTCACCCGACAGTTCAGGACCGTCTACGTCAACATGCTCCTAGCGCTACCAGGATGCGTAGACGGCACGAAGAACGGCATCCACCGTGACATCAAAACCCATGGCCTAATCGTTAACCGCTGGATGAAGGGCACTCAGTTAGCCTGGATACGAACCACGTCAAACCACTGGCTCGGAATCGTTGAAGTACCCACTACCAGCGGAAACGGCTGGTCGGAAATCACAATGAGGCTATGGCTTCCGCCGGCGACATTCCAGGCAACTAAGCCGCCAGATGTGCACCTGTGATGCTCCCCCGGCTGGATTCGAACCAACAACCGACGCCTTAACAGGGCGCAGCTCTACCAATTGAGCTACGAAGGAATGAACATGAGCCGGGTAGACATCCGTCAGAACATCGCCATCGCCGCACTAGGCGCAACGCTGATGTACGACTACATCACCCGAGACAAGAAATAGAGAGCCGCCCCCCGGAATCGAACCGGACTAACCGGCTTTGCAGGCCAGCACCTAACCAATCGGACACAACGGCAGGAACAAACAATGCACAAGCTACGCCAAATCTGCATCGCGGATGATGACGTATGGGAAGACGTAAAAGCCATGTTCGCAGCGCGCAACGTCAATCTAGCGCCCATACCACCCGACGAAGACGGCACCGAAAACTACTGCCTATCCCCCAGGTGGATTGGCTAGCGGCGAGCAGAGTAATCGAAACCCACCGGAACCCCGGCCAAACCGTTAGCAACGGACACCAGACACCAGCCCGGATTACTCGCCAAAGTGGACCATCGGGGAATCGAACCCCGGACACCTGCGTGCAAAACAGGAGTTTTACCAACTAAACTAACAGCCCAAAGCGGAAAGCAGAGGACCCGACCCTCAGCCCCAAAACGGGACACCTAGTTTTCAAGACTAGTCGGCACTCCAATGGCCTGCTTTACTTTCCAAATGAATATCGTGTGCTTAATTTAAGTACCCCGTGTAGGGCTCGAACCTACGACCTACTGATTAAAAGTCAGCAGCTCTACCAACTGAGCTAACGGGGCCAAACGTCGCCCACCTTACCATGTCCCCCGCCAGGGAATCGAACCCCGGACCTGCTGGTTAAGAGCCAGCAGCTCTACCACTGAGCTAGCGGGGGCTGTACGCTTCCCCTTATGGACATGTACCACGACGACTTAACGAAAAACGCCTACGCCCTAGCCAACGAGGCGCACGGGGTGCTTATCTCTGTCTCCACACCTACAGAAACCAACGAGAAGATCCAATATGCTATCGCAAATGGGATTGTTTCAATCGCCCTGTCCCTGGCAGCAGCACAAGTTAAAGAACTTGAAAAGTAATAAGGTGTGGTAGGCGAGATTTGAACTCGCGTCATCTGCTTGGAAAGCAGAGGTACTAGGCCGCTATACGACTACCACCGATACTAAATCTCCAAAGTATCTAACAACCGATCCACCCGACTGCCAACGCCCGCATACACATACTCCAGAGCCCTCGCAATCTCGCACAGCGCATCCCCAATAATCCGGAGAGCGCGAGGGTCAATTTCGCCGCCACCTTCAATTTGGACATACAGTCGCCTCAAACGCCCCTGCGGTGATTCAATGTCCGTGTAGTGGAACCCGAAGGGCGTAACAATCTCCAGGAATTTCTCACGAATTTCCCCAAACGCCTCGCCGTCATCTGGCCGGGTCATCTTGGCGCTCTTCTCAAGAGAACGTAGACGCCTAGCAGCAGCCCGAAATTCTTCCGGAAAGAACATCTGATTGTATAGTGTCATGGCCGCATTATATCGACGTAGTATCACGGACGGGGGTCGAACCCGCAATCTCTAGGTTGAGAGCCTAGCGAGATACCATTACTCCACCGCGACATATAAAAGCACCTACGCAAGGATTCGAACCTCAATTACCGGAACCAGACTCCGGTGTCATGCCAAATTAGACCACATAGGTTTGGTGGCGATAGTTGAGAATCGAACTCAAAGTCTTCCGGGCCACAACCGGACGCTCTACCACTGAGCTACTACGCGTAGTTCCGGTGCGACTCGAACGCACACTAAACCGGGTCTAAGCCGGAATCCTCTGCCAATTGGGATACGGAACCATCGGGCTATACCGGGGACAGCACCCAACCTGTTTGGAGAACGCACAATCCCCCCAACCAAGAGGACCGCCGTTGCCCCGACGCAACCCGGACAGGAATCGAACCTGCAACGACCCGCTTTGGAGACGGGCGCTCTACCAATTGAGCTACCGAGCTATACGAGCAACCCCGGCGCGCCGTAGCCATCAACCGGGGCCAGACAGATCGTGGGGCCGCAGCCGCAGAACCCGTACCTTGCTCACGCCGACATGACAGGAATCGAACCTGTGCGCTCCGGGGCTTCACTCCGGTGCTCTACCAACTGAGCTACATGCCGAATCGGGCCGGCAGGCCCAAGCCGCTGAACTGCACAAACCAAACCCACATGAACCTAAGACGGGTAGCGGTAAGGTTCTTACAAGCCAACGGGGACAACAATTCCCAGCGGCGTAACCGGCCAAAAGGCCGGGGTCAAACAACTCCATAGAGTTAGGAAAACAACCCTCAATGAATACCAAAATTCGGATCTTCGCCGTGGTGCTACAAGTCTGCAATTTCGTAGCCCAAATCGTGCGAATTTTCATTGAGCTGAACTAAGGGAAGTAGTTCACCCCACGGTGGGCCAGCCTAAGAACTGGCCCACCAACCTAACGTACGCAGGGAGGGAATCGAACCCCCGTAGCCGAAGCGCCAGATTTACAGTCTGGAGGGCCTTACCCAACAAGCCCAACCCACGCGTGGTCTGACTACAGGGATTTGAACCCCGAACCCCTGGCTCCCAAAGCCAGCGCTCTACCAAATTGAGCTACAGTCAGTCATCTCGCAACCTTTCCGCAGGTCGCGAACGTCAAGAACCGCAAACCGGCCACAAGTTTTCTGATTCCGGTTTACGTGCTGGTCATCATGGTCTACGTTGTTCCCTATGTCTCGTGACAAGACCTCTCGCAACCAGTACAAGACGTACTGGTGCCGGAATCTGCAACGCCGGCCAGATGTTCAGAAGACCGAGCGACGCCTGACCCCGGTCACGCGTCGAGCACTGGCGGCACTCGCAATCGCGGCCATCGCAGTCGGTGGGTCAAAGATTGTCGACGACTACACCTTGCCGGGTAGCGGCTTCTCCACCGTTGCGACCGTAGCCGCAGAACCAACAGGGCCTCCGGGACCGACTGGCGGCATGACCGACGGCGGAGGGTCGCAGTTCCAGCCGCCGCAGATGCCCAGCTCAATGCCCGATTACCAAGGCGGCAACAACCAGCCACCACTAGACCAAAACTCGGGTATCAGCATATACAACAGCGGTAATCCGCAAGCACCGCAACAGGTTCCAGGACAACAGGCCGGACAGCAGCCTCAACAAGCACAACAGCCCGCACACGGCACACAAATCCCGGACTACCAGACCAACCCCGGATACACCCAAGGCCCCGGCAAGCCAAACCCTGACTACCAAGCACCGCAACAGCAGGCCCCACAGCAAGGTCAACAATCCCAGCAGCAGCCGCAACAGCAGCAGCCGAGCCAGGCCCCCACGCAGACTCAGCAGCCCGAGCAGAACGATCAGCAACAAAATGACTCGCAGAAGAAGTGCGACCAAGTTGCCCAGCTGCCAGGTTTCGCAACAGCCGCAGCACAGATGGCGGCCGAGGCAGCCGGTGGCGGTGCAGGAAGCCTGCTAAACGGCCCCGGTCGCGTCCGTTGGGCACAAGAGCCAAATGGCGGCAGCGGTGACTGTGGATGCTCTAACGATCCGAAAGGCGCGGAGAAAAAGGGAGCAGTGCGCGAGAAGAATCCGCACTACAGTAAGTGTGAAGGCAGGCCGAGCAACCCGCTGCCGAACTGCATGTACAATCCGTATAACCAGCCATATTGCGAAGCCAACGAAATACTCTGGTTGCAGTATCAAGAATTTCTCAAGTTCGCGGGTATGATCAAATTCTGGGAAATACCTGACAAGATCAACGACATTAAGAAATCTGGCGAAGAGTTCACAGCCAAATGTCAGATGGGGACAATGAGCTAAGATGGAAACTCAAAGAATTCTGTTCGTCGCCATACCTGCGGTTGCCGCATTCTTATTCCTGGCAGCCATTATCATCGGGGTAGTGCTCTTCCGGAAACGCACCGGCAAGCCGACTAACGCAACCATATTCGCAGTACTCGGCGGACTACTCGCAATCGACGCCCTGAGCGGAACCAGTTACGGATGGTGGGACCTAGCTCTAACTATCGCATTCTCGATAGTATTTTTTGTACTGGCATACAGGTCGTCACAACGCCAGAAGCGCGGAGCCCAGCATGCGTAAACTCACTGCGGCACTGTCGGCACTAACGGTCGCACTAGCATCATGCGGCAGCCAAGCTAAGCCTACAGGCGGCAACGACTTCGCCAATATCCCCGGCCAAATAGTCCAATCCAATACTACGAACGTGAAGGGCCAGGAGTACGCGCCCGTAGGAGCGTGTGTGAATCTCGGCGGGGTCGGACGAAATTCAACTTTTAACGTTGTAGATTGCGGTTCAAGCGAAGTAAATTACCGAATCGTCCAACGGGTCAACTGGCCTACTGAATGCGTCCAAGATGCTGATCGGGTCTACTACCACAACGACAAGCAAGGCAACGAGTGGGTTGCATGCATGGATCTTGCATGGAACCCTACCTACTGTCTCAGTATCGCGAAGCAGAACGTAAAACAGGTCCAATGCAACGACACCAAGGCCGACAATCGCCAACGACCAATACAGCTAGTGACCAACAGCACCACCGTTAACGACTGCCCTACAGAAGGATTCGCACACCCGGTTCGCCGGTTCACAGTCTGCACCGAAACCCAGCCATAACGTCGCATCGGCAGGAATTGAACCTGCGACCTCCGACTTATCAGGTCGGCGCGCTAACCAACTGCGCCACAATGCGATTACTACTTACCCCACACGCTTCACCGCTCAAGACGGGAGAGGCGACACATGGGGACTACGTTGCGCAGGCGGGATTTGAACCCGCGACCTCACAGCTTATGAGACTGGCGAGCTGGCCAAACTGCTCTACCGCGCAATAGCAAGCACAGATTGATAAGGCTCAACGCGCTGCACACAAAAGCCCTCGTTACGGATTCGCCCCCGCACGGGCCGAGCTGCCTAGCGGACTCGAACCGCTAACATCCGCATTACGAAAGCGGCGCTCTACCAATTGGAGCTAAGGCAGCATTACCAATCAGCACGCTTGACCGACGTACGCACATTCCCTGCGGCACTCCACCAGACTTATGCAATAGTCAAACGGGTAATACGCATCCCGCGCATCTACCTCTGCATCAACCTCGCTCCGCCATTCACGATTCTCACGTGCGCGCCCCTTAACCAGTTCCATAGGCGCGCACCACGGATGACAAGGGCCACGACGGCGGAAATTCTCACGCATCATCCGAGCCACAACTAACTCCTAAGTAGTTCGGGTGGGAGTCGAACCCACAGACACCACATTTTGAGTGTGACGGCTTTGCCAATTTGCCTACCGAACCCCAACTGACCTAACCCGCGCGAGGCGCACCCGGCAGCAAGCACAAAGCCCGCTTCAAATGAGACAAGGCATTCAACAACCCGCCATCACCATCTACATAAGCCCGCGCATAATCCGACATCTCATCCGGATACCCGCCAGCCTCATACAAATAGCCGGTAACCCGAAGAATCTCCTCAACCTGCTCAACAGTAGGAAGACCACCCCAAACCTTGCTACCGCGCCCGGTAGCGACAGGGCCACCATCTGAACCCCAACCACCATGAGACCTAATCACCGCAGCACTCCCAAATGCGGGCGCTCAGACACCGGAGGGCGACCAAACGGATAGCGCATCGTCATTCCCATTTCCAACTTGTAGTCCTCACACTCATCACAGACACAACCCGGCGCATACGACCAACTAGGCGCACTCGCCATGAAACAACTCCCCCGCACGCTCACGAACCACATCGCCTAAGCGAATCAAGTCATCACAAACATCACATCTGCACTCAACATCAGACTTGTACTCATCAAGCACTCTCGTCGCCCTCGTCGTCCTCATCAGTAAGCGACGCAATAACAGCCATCACCTTAGGAGCCAGACCAAACGCCTGCACCCACTCAATAAGGTCCGCACGCTCTGAATCCTCAAGCTCAGAACCGCCCTGGCCTTGCGACAAATCAATAGTGCGCAGATCGCCGTCACCATCAATGTATTTAATGACCCGCAGTTCAGAGACCAGAATGTTGGCCTCGTCCATGTTGTATTCAGCCATGTTTAGTTATAACAACCAATCCCGAGAAACCTTGTTCCTCGCTTTACTAGTAGGCGGTCGATTACCGCGACGCCTATTGCAATCCAAATGCGCAGGCTTACCGTTCGAATCCGAAGTCAACAACGGAGAATCCGGAGGCAGATCACTAACCGGCGTGACGTGATCAAGCGACCCCGACCACGGATTAGCTTTCCTACTGTGCCCCTCGCACTCCGGGCCACACTTCAACGGAATCTCGTGCGCGTTCTCCCACGTATAACCATCTGTCCGTACGAACTGGCAGATCGGTTTCAGGTTCGGATCAATCGGTGACTTGCATAGATGGCAGATTCCCGACTTGCTAAGCACCCTGCGCCGCATCCGTAGATACTCACGCTCGGTACGGCCAGCGTTCTTCGTCGTCTTCTTCCGCAAGTTCCCCGGCATCTAACCCCCACTCCGCTATGGCCTCCCCATGCCTGCCCTTCCCTGATTTACGTTCCCGATACCGGTTACGGTGCGAGACAGCAGCATTGGACCTACGAAGCTCAAGACGGGCGCGGTAGCTTTCACCCCGGCTCACAGCCGCCCTCATGTCCACACAGACCCCAACAGGGGGCACGATGGCATTCATGCGGGCGCGGGCGCGCCAAACGGCACGCACCCGGCAGCTCCGGGTACTCGCCTACAACAGCCTCTAAAGCCAGTTCGTCGGAATGCTCATACAACTCATCGCCATTCATCAAGCACCACCTGTCAAATGAATCGGGTGAATCATCGTCTCGGGAAAATGCCTAGCCTGCATACGTTCTGCCTGCTTAAGTGTTAGATAGATACGCGGATAGGCTGCCGTAGACGAACCACCGCCGATGTTGTAGACCGCCTTACCTGTAGCAAGCGGGTCATACAACATGTAGATCGTTGCCACTACGACACCGCAGCGCGAACAGCCAGAGCCACCGCCACGGCAATAACTATCGACAGAAACACAGTCATTTAATAGCCTCCAAAAGCTTGCACGCCGCATACTCGTGCGCAGACTTCCCAGCCTCACCCGCACGTTTTACGAGACGCATCATCTTGTCCTCCGGCAGCGTCACAAGGATCTGCCTCTCCGGCGGCGGCTTAGGTTTGCTTACGGCCATACAGCAGCTCCCACCACTCCGGAAAAGCATCGCGATACACGCTCCGGCCACCCCAGACGGAGTGAGACTTTGGCTCCCAACGCTTCACGCTCACCACCACGGCGTCGGGCCAGTCCTTCACCAGGACCTCCCGCGCCTGTTCTTCCGTGATCGGGCGCGACGCCCAAATGATCACGCGCTCACCGCCAGTCAGTGTGTATTCCCACTGATTACGGCTCATAGTCGTAATCCTCCCAAGCTAGAAGCTCACGCTCAGAACCCTCTAAAACACTCGTAACTGAGTTGTACGCAAGGAAACCCGCTACGTTCGGATCAACACCCGCAGCCAGCAGAGTTCCCGTCACAGCCGAAGTCAACTCAACCAGACGGCTCTTAATTGGACCGCTCACAACACATCCCGATCAAGCCAATGCCACTGCATCCGATGCGGAAGCGCACACATATTCAGCGCGTCCCGAATCTCCCGCGAAACATCACCAACAGTCGCCGCATCAACCAACACTCGACCAAACCCACAGCCTTTCGGAGCCTTAAAGCCTCGTGTCGAAATACTCAGCCATTCAGAGGGATTCAAACCAAGGGCGTGCCCGACCTCGATACATGCCGCATGAGTGCCCGCCAGGATAGCGCCCTTAATCAGGCTCGACCGCCCATCAAGCCATGGGCGCGTAGGACGCTTCCACGAGTACGGATGAGGGTTTGTCCAAGTCTCGATCACGCCACCATCAATCACACCGGCCTCAACTCGCTAGAACGCTGCGCACGCTTACCCCGCGACGTAGCCCGACAACTCTTGCTCTTACAGCGGTACATCTGATACAGGAAACCGCTTGTCGCGTAAAATTTTACGCCATCACGTTTCAAGTCAGTGCCATTGCACTTAACGCAATGCAGCAGCTCGTCGTCATTGTCCTCATACAGAGACAGATTCAGCTTCGACCAGGGCAACCAGCGTTCCATGAGCCGGCCCGTAAGAACCGTGTCATGCTCGCAGTACTCGCGCATGATCTTCTGAGCTGCCCGACGCTCCGCACGTGTCCCGTACCGAATGTCATGCCACAAATCGGTTCCACCGTGCGGAACCTTCCGGTCCCCCAAGTAGATTCGTGAAGACCAATCCAGTTTCAAGGACAACAAGCCCTGCTTAAACTTCTGCTTAGTCAGTTTCACAAGGTCGAAACTCTTGTAAGGCGTTGGCGGGCCAAGTTTTAGACGTTCGAACTCAGCGTTAAACCATTGCAGGTCGAAACGATCACCGTTGTAGGTGACCACAATGTCAGCCTCATTCAGCAGCTCCCAAGCCGCACGAATCATCCGGTCGTATGCATCGCCGTCAGCATCATCCCAAGCCGCATGAAAGATCACCTTGTCAGAGCCGCGCCACTGCGCGGCGAAACACAATATACGAGAAGGCTTTACAACCCTATCGATGTGGATGAACGGCTTGTAAAGGCTGAACGTTTCAACGATGGCGCGTTGCGTCTCGATATCAACGGTCAGGATCTTAGCGGCCACGCATGGCCCCCTGTAGCGTCTCACGAGGGTCCAACACCCGCTGCGGATCTACAATGTGCTTCAACGTTGCGGTCGTCTCGATTACACGGTGCCCGCGAGTCTCAAGTACGCGGTCTATCTCACGTTCGACGTACCACTTGGCTTTATTCAGATCCTCAAGTTCATCAGCTATGGCCTTCTTACCCGCGCGGGCAAGGTATTTCACCGCAGCGCCACGGTTATAGGTCAAGTTCTCCACGATGTCGATAACCTCGGCACCATTGGAGTAGCCATCCTTATAGTGCGCCGGATTGATCGCGTCTGACATTCAAGAATCCCCCCACCCTGCGCAACACATCGCAGAACCGAGTGATCGGGTCCACGGAACGCGGCAAGGCATTAATTAGGTGCAGAGCCAACATGATTGGCACCACACGAGCGATTACAGGACGGCTCACTAGGTAGCGGTCCCATCCCTCGCTTAGAAGTTCATTAACGGGAGCAGCAATCTCGTAGGCGATGATCACGCCCAGCAAGGCCGACCATGCGATGTCCGCTGGTCTCATCCCCCCACCCCCTTTTAGAAACGCAGGCAGCGGCCAAGCTGTCCCAATCATCACTTGGCCGTGCCCACGCGGTGCAGCCAGAACCGGCAAGCGGGCGCACCAAACCCTCTATGGCCTTCGTAAACGTGCCCACGCAAGGTCTTGCCGAACCTCACGCAGTTCATCCTCAAGCGCTTGAATCCTCCGCGCCGCCTCTACGTCTCCCGGAAAGAGGTCTGATAGGGCCTCGACGACTTGATTCGCGGTGTCGGCGTACCCGTTCGAATACCGAACCCTCGTCAGCGCCCATTCGACTCTGCGGGCAAGCCTGTCCTGGCTCGTCACAGAACCTCCGGCAGCTCAACCACCGGGTCTATTCCCGCGCGACAAGCCCTGCAAATTCGGTTACCTGACCCCCACACCTCGGTATTCTCCGGCGTGTACTCGTGGTTCCTACGGCACGTGTCATACCGCGCAGGCTCATCATCCGACTCGACATGCCAGCACAGATTCTCGGCACGGTTATCGGAGACGTCACCGTTTTTCCACTTAGGTGTAGCACCTTCAGGACGGGGGCCAACAAACGCGTTCAACACCAAAAGGTGAACATCACGCGGACGCCCTTTGATCTTTACGCGTCTCCGGCCCCGCTCATCCGTCCATTGAGAAAGAGTTTTACGCTGACTTATTACTTCCGCTTGGTCGCTGACCTTATAGCCAGTCTCACCAACAATTTCAGCCCACAATTAGATACACTTCTCCCAACAGAATTATTGTAGCAACAAACCAGGTTCCCTTTACCGTGTTGCCATCGCCGCCAGAATATCCCCGACTTTGTAGCGTTTTCGCGCCCCGACTTTCTTGCCTGAATACAGGCCGTCGCGCTCCCAGTTATAGATATCCCACACGGTGACCGGGTGGCGGTCTGCAATGGATTTAGCCGACGCCCATTCATTGACATCAACAATCTCGTTATTGCAGACCCACCCTTGCCCCCATGCGCGCATACGGTCATCTACTGACTCGCACGCCGCAGCATCGACAAGTGCCAGGGTTTCCCGGTAGGTGTCGATGATGCGCACGAGCCTCGCTACGCGGGTGTCTTTAGGCCACGGCCAGAGGCCAGCCACTATGCGGCAGCCTCCAAGTCCTCTTCGCCCTTGTCGAGCATCTTGGTTTCATGCTCAAAGAAGATCGGAGACTTAGCCTTAAAGATGCGCGGCACCTGGCCCTCCACGCGTACACAAATGCCCTCATCAACCGAAAGCGGATTGGAAAGTGGTAGCGCGCCGCTGAACTTATCCGCCAGATTCTTATCAAGATAAGCGTCTACGTAAGCCTCAGTAATCCTCGGCTCATCCTCGGCCGAAACGTACTCGTCGAACTTATGGATGACCGGAACCGTTTTAACACCGATCGCCGCGCAGAACTGCTCCACGCCCTCCCAAGACAGGTCAGCGATAACGCCCTGCCCATTCACCGTAGCTACCCGGTACACGTATAGAGCGCAGTCACCAGGACGCAAGTTGTAGGTGTAGCCCTTCTGGATCGGCTTCTCTTCACTCTCCCAGCCGATCAGCTCGCCATACACGATGAAGTTCTCCGGGATCAGGCCCTCAAGCCACTTAGCGCAGGCTGCCCAGATGTCCGAGTCGTAGTAGTGATTGTTCTCAGACCGGCCCTTAATCACCCTCCGGGAGCCCGCCACATCCTCATACGCAGTATCCGAGGTTGCGATTCGCAGCCACTTGTTAACCACAACCCGCTCAATCCAACCCTTATCGCGGGCGGCAGGAACCCGGCCAATACGGATGCTCGTGCCGTGCAACTTCTGAGTCACCACAACCCGTTTAGGCTCCCGGAACACATGCCAGTTCCTAAACAGATGCTCGGTATCCAAATGCATGGGGAATAGTTTCTGATCGACCCGCTGACGGATCTTCGGCTGCCCCGATGCGGACTGTGCCCGCTTGCCCGGAACCTCATACTTACGGCAAATCTCATGACCGTTCAGCGTGTCGAACGTGTCCCCCACCTCAAGCTGAGAAACGTCAATGCCCGTGTAGGCCAGCGACTCAAGCGGCATGAGTAGCGCACTAGAGTTGTTCTTACGCAGCCGGATTGCCCTAACGCGGCGGTTAGCCTCCAAGTAGCCGGTCTCGCCGGCATCATCGTTAAGCGTCGCCTCCCTGTGCAGGTTGTTTAGGCGGGCGTACTCTTCGGACAGCTGGGTTTCCGCGACGAACAATACGCGCAGGTCTCCGGCCTTGATGCCCTCCCTTTGCGTGAGCACCTGGTACCCGAACATTGGGATTACCACCAGGTTGTCCAGGCCCAGAACCCTAAGAGGCTCTGGTACCCGGACGATGGTGGCCGCATAATTCACATTCTTTGGTGCTTCAAACTTCATATCTCACTACCCCCAATTCTTCTCATATTCGGCGTCCTCATCGAAACTGCTAAGACGCTTCTGCGGCCTACTCACATAGAACGCCAGAGCTGGAACACCCAACATCGCTAGGCTAAATAGGAAAAGTCCGATCAAAACGGTGCCTCATCCTTGGCTGGCTTAGAAGTGCCCCAAGGGTCGTCATCCTCACGCTTACGGCGGGCCAAAGCCGCAGGACCAACAAACTCAGCTTCAATCTCGTAAGAACTGCGCTTCTCGCCGTCGCGGGTCTCGTAAGGCTTCTGCTTGAGCTTGCCCCAGACCCCAACTGTGTCGCCCTTGCGCAGCTGCTCGGCCGCGCCCTCCGCATATGCACGCCAGGCATTGACCCGCAAGAACACGGTGTCTTCATCCACCCACTCACCAGATTGCTTGTCGTACCGCCGAGGAGTTGACGCGACCGTGAAGTTAGCGACGTGGACGCCGGAGGGCAGCTCGCGTAGCTCCGGGTCAGCGGTCAGGTTTCCGACAATGAAAGTGTATGTATCAGGCATGAATTACCTCCCTTTCTGTAGCAAGGATTTCGTTTATTGTTGAAGCGTCCGGTAGCGGTATTGCGGCCTTGCGCGCAACAAAAGGCAAGCCAGACGGCAGCACGAGCGTCTTATACGAAGACCGATTTTTACCGTCGATGTTTCGCGTCCTAGTTCTCACTTTGAAGTGGTGCGCATATCGCTGGTACGGCGTATTGTGCCTATCGCCGCCTTCAATGAGCACATCATTCTGTCTCAACAACTTAAATAGGGTGTTTTGGCCTATGTTTCCAAGGATCTTCGCGACCGTACCTATTGAGTACGCGCCATCAGCATTTGCAAATTGATCCCATGCCGCGACCTTAGGTGCGTCGATTACGGCCTTAGCTTCGAGTTCTAAAGCCTTAGCCTCCGCGACTTCGGCCCGATCAACCTGCTCTGCTGCCAGACGCAAGGCTTCCGCATAACTCTGCGGGATCTGTGCCTGCACTAACTCGGCCTCACGCGTCTTTGCCGCAAAGTAGGTCTGAGCTGCGGCAATCTCCGGCTTACGCGGGTCGCCGTTCATCGCCACGAGGTACGCAGCGTAGCGCGTAAGGTGAACGTCCTCTCGGTTGATTCCTCCGCCTTGTGGACGGGGCACCACTTTCGCAGCGCCGCGAAAGTGGCTGGTAGAGACTGCGCCGGAGTTACGTGCAGCCACTTTGGCACGCTCGATTGCTTCTGAGAACCGCTCCCAGCGCCCGTACCCGAGGTACGGCATCAGGTCGCGGGCAGACCAATACTCGCGGCCCGCCTCATCAACCATCTTGATCAGATCAAACGGAGCAGCATCCCCGGCAATACTTAATTCACTCATTTTTCCTTAGCCTTAATAAGGCAATACGCCTCGTAGTCACCCTGTGTCAAAGTGGTTGCGCAATCCGCATTCGTGCACATAACGACACCCGAACCGACCCACGCACCCAACGTCGGCAAATCACACTCAGGACAAGGAGCCCGACGCCGCTCCCAAACCTTGCCCAACCCCACAATCCCGTCAGCCTGCGAATGCAACCCACGAACACGCAACGCAAACGACACACCGTCAATAGACCCATTCCAAGTAACGATGTCCCGAATACGCGCCTCGGGCCGAAGAGACAGAACCGATAGCGCGCTGTCGATAGCGTTAATTAGGTCCACGACACGCACGTTCAGCGGTGACGACGGTTCCGAACTCCCGCCTACCCGCTCACCACCAGCGCTAGAGCCCTTAGCCTTAAAAGACTCCAATGCGCGGCGATACTCCGGCAGCTCAGACCAGCATTTCTCGATGTCGTCAATGCAGCGGGGGCACAGCCCAGGCCGCACGACCACCGCTGGACCCGTCGAGGTACGGGCTACGCAGTACTTCCCGGACTGGCAATGGTTATCCATCCTGCACCTTCTTCTTGCGTTCCCGATAGGCGCTCTTGGCCGCCAATCTGCATGCGCGGCAACGGAATGTGCCAGGTGCATGCGGGACAGCTTCGGCGTTATCTCCGCTTACCTCGTGTAGCCGCTTGCGACACAACCGCGCCGCCGACTTGTCACGTAGTTCGGTGCGATCCCATTCGTCTAGGCCACCCCAAACGCCGTAAACCTTTTCCCCCGTGCGGTTTTCCCAAGCAAGGGCATAGTCAAGACACTCCTTAACTACCGGACATTCCTGGCAGATCGCCTTGGCTGCTTCGGTAGCGTCGGTTCCCCGCGTCTTAGGAAAGAACGCGCCGTCATCGTCAACGCCCTTGCAGGCCGCTCCCGGTAGATGAGGGATGTCCTCTATCCCGAATGTTGGGGTGTGCTTGCGCTGGTTGATATTGATTCCGGATAGAACTGGCTCGTTGTTTCCGTTCAGCGTTCCAAGGTCGCTTCTAAGCGGGCCTGCCCTCACGCGGCCTCATTCAACATTCTCACTCACCTTAATTTCGATACGCGAATTCTTTGGTTGCGTTTGATCAATAGATAGACTTAATTTGGTTACCCATTTCGAATCGTCGCCCGGCCAAACCCCAGACTCGACCATGCCGTCTAGTGCGGCTTTTGCGAATGGTCCGAGTGAGTCAACGTCACGCCGTCGCCTGTCTGGAACAAACCAGGTGATTGCGACTTGTGACGGGCCTAGATTCTTTAGCCCGGCTTGCCGGGTAAGCCAGGCAACGGCCTCCCCGACCTGTTGCTTAGCTTTCCGGACTTGCGGCCACGTCCACCTGCGCTGGTCGTTTGACAGCATGGGTGGCCGTGTCATGGGCACCGTGATTAGGTGCTCCATCAACTTATCCCTTGAAGCCGGGCCAGTCCGGATGCAGCAGCACCAGCTCTGTCCTTAGCTTTTCGCCCTGCCTCAGATAGACGGAGTTGTCTTCGCGGACAGCCGCTATGTCTGCGCCCTCAAGGACGATTGTGTGGGTAGCGGTGTTGTACTTAAAGACGACGTGTGTGTCGGGGAGACTGATCTGCACACCCTCTGGAGTGATCGCCACACCGCCGTTCCCGGTAATTACAATGCTGCCCATTACCAGTAATCTCCGACCGTCTTTCGCCCGCCGCTAGAGCCCACCATTGCGTCTAGCGTGGCTCCGACACCACCGACATTCCAGTGATCGGACTGGCCCAGTGTCTCCCCTATGCCGGTCATTGCGTCGCCAGGAATGTCGGTACCCACACGCTCAGCGGAAACCAAGTCGTAGTGCGTATAGCCGTCCTCTTGCTCAGCGGAGAAGTGGAACCGCACGTCGATATATGGCATCAGAAGTCTCCGGGCTGGACCTGCAAGCACTTCAAACCCAATGCCCGCCAGAGATTCACAACCTGGTCGCGATCATCCAGCACAAACCGAACGTTGTACTTGCCGCGAATATGCTGGTTGAACAGGTCGTACTTCACCCGGTAGTCAGGCAGCTTGTTTCCGTTGGCGTCCTTAGCTCCGGTGGGCCGCATGTGCAGCTCGTCGAACGGAATACCGTTGTTGTCCAGCCACTTAGCAGTTTCATCGCGACACTCATCATCCCGGCCTGACACGAACAGAATCCGTGGGTAATAGGGATCAGGCCCAAGCTCGCATGCGAACCGTTCCTCGTAGATCAGATTGACCAACCAGCGCACAGGTTCGTCAACCACGTCGGTGTGAACCTGCGTGTAGTCGTACGGTGATCTTCCCGTCATGTGGGCGACTGTTCCGTCAATATCCACAATGATTGCTTCCGGCAGGCCCTCGATCCATTCGACCGGCTCAGGCTTGAACGTCTCAAGTTGAGTAACCTTGGGCCAGTTCTTAATCGGGTACCGCTTAGCCATCCGCTCAATCACATCGGAGCCCACATGACGCCCACCCTGAGCCTTACGCAACAGGTCGTTAGCGGCACACTTGAGCTGGCCGGTGTCAACGTCGATTACCTCGAACTCGGCTCCGTACTGCGCTGCCATCTTCTGCCACTTACGCAACCAACGCGGCTCCAAATGCGTAGCATCTACCACCACTGACGTGCCGGCCTTCAGTAGCGCGTGAACTTGCGCACGCTCAGCCGTCGTCACCTGCTCTTCACACTCCGTCTTGCCGGTGTAGTGGTTGTCGTGCAGCATCTTCCGTAGGTCATCGCGACAGACCCGGACAGCGCCGGTTGCAGCGGCAATCTCTCTAGCCTTGGTGGACTTTCCGGAGCCGGGGTACCCGCGCATAGCGGTTAGTTTCAATGTCATTTATCAGCAACTTTCCGTGGATCACCACTGTTTAGATCCCGCTCAACCTCGGCAGCGGCAGCGCGCAGAGCGCCCAAACTGCGGTCGCGCCGACGGTCTCGCTCAAAATTGGCATGTACTAGCTTGGCAATAAGAATGGCCTTAAGGCGTAACCGTTCCGGCGTCGCTTCACCGTCAAACCATGAGGAGTACTCCTCGCACACGAAAAGACCTATAAACTTGATCTTTACGTGCAACCGAGGCGCTTTAAACGTTGGGTCGTACCGTACGCTCCACGTGTGAAATCTCGGGAGCTTGGGGAACTCCAACTGATCCGCCACTACTTCACTCACTCTTGCTCCTTAAGTATCTTGCGTACATCCGAAAATGTCTGGCGCTTAATGAATTTCCCGTCTTCCCACACCGGCTGCAACAGACTGTTCGACTCAGCGAAAAGTCCCGCCTTCTCCATCAGGTACATGCGCATTTGGACATTGCCGCGCTGCGGGCGTTGCAAGACCGCCAGGCGGCCCGTTGCAGACTTCTTAGTCCCGTCATCGGTAACCGGGTCCTTAAGCAGATTCACGCCCCGACCGTCAACCTCCACCCAAGTCGCCTTCATCGCAGAACCAAACGTGTCCCGCGTGTTGTACTGGTACGTAAAGGAACCCACACCAAACACAACATTCGTAGACGCGTAGCCCAGTTTCTCCATGCGCGCCGTGATGGACCTCGCCCGATCCAATGTGATCGAATCACCGTAGATCGCACCGACTTTAGGGTTCAGCTCGATGAATCCGGCGATGTTCTTGCGTCCACCGAAATGCTCGTAAAGCAGGCCAAGTACGCCCATCCACTGCGGCGAGCCCACAGTTGCGGCCTCGTCGCCGCACAGGATCTTCTCGGGGTCTCCCGAGTCGGGCCGGATGACCAGCTTGCCGTCGCGGGCAACGATCTTGTCTCGCAGAGCCGGTAGGTACTCAGTGAGCACCCGCCACAGATCGAACGTGTCTGCTACGACTGCGACCGTTCCAGTCGGATACAGGTCCAGGAGGCGCGAGAACGTCTCCTGCTCCCCCAGCGTTTCAATACCTGTGCACATCACCGAATGTTCGGTAGCGGGCACGCTGGACGCCTCGTATGGCCCGCCGTAGTAGCGCTCAATCCAATCGAGCGACACCAGGGAGTCAGTACCCGTGAATGACAGCAAGTGCGCCGCACCGGACACCGCCGCCGACTCATGCGACGACATACCCCGGTACGAGAAGTCATGACACTGCCAGTCGATATCGGTAGGGTCACCGCCAGTCCGCAGGGCCGCACTCTCCAAGACTTTGCGGTATTCGTGCGCGATGGTCGCTGACGTGCTCGCTTGCCAAAGGCCGGCGGATAGCCCTGTCTCCACAAAGTTCGTCAACCACCCGAAACCGCGAGTGCTCTCGACAGTGAATGACGGAACACCGATGGGGACTAGGGTGCCCTCGGGGACCGCGCAGAACCGCAACGGCAAGTACCCCAGATCGTGCAGGCTGGCAATGTGCCCTACACCGATCGCGTCCGCGGCCTCGCGGCCTAACACTTGAGTCAGCCGCGCCTTGTATGCGGCTGTGACCTTATGGGAGGGTGCCGCAAAGAACGGCGCGAACTCATCCATCAGGTACCGCTGGATGTAAGCCTGCAACCCGAAGTGAACCACCTTGTCAACACCAGGGATTCGGCTCTTGCGGTTGGTGTAGTTCGAGTAGACCCGCGTGACGTTTCCGCTTAGCGCATATTGCCTGCGGTGGTCCAGCTTGTATGCGTCCGTGTGGAATAGCGGAGCCACGGGCGCGTAGTCAACACTCACTTGGATGGTCCATTTCTCATAGCGTTGAACATGATTGGGAAGGTCGGAACAATCGAGAACGGTCTAACCGCACCCGTGTAAGCGCCAGGGTGTGAGTCCGTTGTGTAGATCCGGCCGTAGTGGTCATGCAGCTGACCGGCCGTGCCGGAGAAGATGCCGTGCGTAACCCACAGGTCGAGCTGGCCCTTTGGCAGGTTCAACATTTGGGCTAGGCCAACGAATGTGCCGCCACCGTCACAGATGTCATCGACAACCAGGTAGCGCCAGTCTTTAGGCGTGGCACCGAGCATCCGCATCCCGGTAATCCGACCCGTAGCGAAATCGCGTTCCTTCTCAGCCCTCACCGCCGGGCAACGCAAGTGCGCGGCGATGGCGCTAGCGCGCGGCAGTGCCCCCTTGTCTGGGGCAATCACAGCGTCATACCTGCGCCCCATCAGAGCCCGGTCAATGAAGGCGGTCGCATCCAGTTCGATCACGTTGTTGTATGGCTTAACCCCAGCTTCCGAATGCCCATCCACAGCGATAATGGACTGAGCGCCAAGCGAGTTGGCCAGCCACGCATAGGCGGCAGCACCCTTAGGTGTGCCACGGTCAGCACGGGCAGCGGGCAGATAGGGCAGCATGAGCACGAACGGCTGCATCCTGTATTGGGCGTGTGTGGCCAGCAGCGCGGCCTTAACCAAGTCGTTGGGGTCCGCGCCGCGCACATCCGCAATCCATATCACCCGACTATTCGGGTAGGTGTGGATGTTCTTTAGATGCCATTCACCGCCCGGAAACTGGAAAGGCTCAGCGACCTTGCTAAACGTTCCCCGACCCTGCACGTAAGCTTTAAAACTGATTGTCACGTTCGTATTCCTCTTCGCATTCCGCGAGTGAACCGTAATAAATCTCGTCCTCGCATTGATCACAGATACCGTTGCTCACGCGGTAGGCGTATCTTTCACATCGCAGGCAAATCACGGCAGTGCTCCAATTTCGCCCTTAGCCCATTTCTCTAATCGGGATACTCGTTCTTCCAAGCTCGGACCGTCCGACGACTTAAGGCCATATACCAACTCCAAAATTGAATCAGCCGCAGCCATGCAAGAGGTCTCGCTAGGGCTGTATTTTGTTCCAGCCGCGACTTCCGTCCGTGCGTTAAACACCACAGCCGTATGCTTGTAGATAAGCGCCGAGATTAGGTCTCGGTCACTGCTTTTCACTTCCCTCGGCTTCTCGCCATTCGCCCGCCGCGAAAACATCAGTAGCACCTCCAGGAACTACACTCGGAACCCATTCATCAAGACACTTCACAAACACAGGGCACGACAAACACACGTCCTCAAGCTCCAATAGATCTCTATCGGAAAGCTGCGAACGCGCCTTAGTGAATCTGTCATCCCCGTGACATACAGCGGCAGACTGCCAATCCTCCGCCCTCTGCGACATAAGCCGGTGAAGATCCCGGCTCATTGCGTTATACGGGCATAATTTCCCTCGAATTGCATAACGAGGTCTCCCAATTTTCCCTGCCTATTCTTTCCAACGATCATCTGCACAAATCCGGGGTCGTCTTCATCTGTGTGCAGCAGAATCACGCAATCCGCGTCCTGTTCAATCGCACCCGACTCGCGTAGATCCGCAATCGTCGGCGCACGAGGCTTACCGTCCTTAACCGGCCCACGATTCAACTGCGCAGCCACCACAACCGCCGCGTTCAACTCACGTGCAGCCATCTTGAGCGTGCGGCTAAAGTGCGCCACCTGCTCCTGTCGAGACACCCGCTTATCGGATGGCTCGATCAACTGCAAGTAATCGACCACCAACACATCAACCTTGCCCCGAGCGCGACAGTGGGCCACGATCTGCTCAACCGTGATCTGTTCTCGGTCAACAATTTGCAGCGGCAGCCCCCTATTCTCTTCGGTGAACTTGGCCACCCGATTCGATGCTTCAATGTCCAGTCGCCGCCGCGCCAGATCCGTAAGGTTCACGTCCGCGCCCTGCGCCAAAATCCGCGTCATAACCTCATTCGCCGACATCTCAAGCGAGATAACGACCGACTGAAAATCTCGATACGCTACAAACTGCGAAAGCTGCGTAGTGGCAACACTTTTGCCAACTCCTGGCCTCGCCGCCACCACATACACTCGGCCGCGCTGTAGACCACCATTCAGGCGGTCATTGAGACCTGGCCAAGGCGTCGGGATAGGCTTACCGGCCTCGCCCTCATACCAGGCATTCCACGATGTGACGAGCTGGTCGAAGTCCTGCGCGGACTTCTCTGCCTGTTGTACATCACGAAAGAACTTCTCGGCCTGCGCAACCATCGCGTCCATGTCCTCGACCGGGACATCGTTAGACGCCAATTGCCTTAGCCGCACACCTAATTCACCAAGACGCCGCAGCCGGGCCTTACCCGCAACAATCTCCGCGTACTGCAACCCAAACTCGGGGGTCGGCACCGTCGATATCAGCGTGTGCAGGTACGGCGCGCCGCCAACCCTGGTTAGCTTCCCCGCCCTGTCGAGCTGGGCCGCTACTGTCACCGGGTCAACGTCAACGCCGGAGAGCCAGGTATCCACAATCGCCGTGAACACGACCCCATGGTTAGGCCGGTAGAAGTCGTCAGGCTTCAAAACCTCGGAAACCTCGGCTAGGGCTTTCTCGTTGAGCATCATCGCGCCCAACGCGGACTGTTCCGCTGTGATGTCTTTCGGAATACGGTCCTCGTCCGTCACTTAACCCTTTCTTTAACCTCAAGTAGCCAATTCTTTTGGGCCTGCCGGATGCACTCACGGCGCATATCAGCGCTAAGGCCGCTAGGCAGATCAGGGACCGTGAACACAAACCCAAATGGCTTAAGCGGGGTTACATCCCCGGTACGCCAGCAGTCCCTAAGCACGTTCAGCAGGGATTGGGTGTGCTTGTGGGTGTTCATCGCCTGCGACACCAGCGACGGCAGCAAGGCTGGAGACAGATCCTTTTCCGTCCACAGAATCAGGCCACGCTTGACGTGTTCCAGGTCGATACCTTCCGCGATCAACTCGGCTGCACGCCGCGCTAATTGCTTACGGATAGCGGATGGATGCTCGACCGGCACAACCTCACGCACCAATGCCCCGGCAGCGGTGTCCGGTTCTACGTCATCGTTCCAGTGGGCGTAGTCCTTCATCACATATCCGGAGCTGGTCTTTACCCAAAGCCGTTCACGCACAAGAGCGTCAATCTCTTCCCTTGTGCCTAGCTCCATGGCTACGGACTCTGAGACGTGGCCGGCTGTCCTGTCGTATCGGCACCGCGAATTTGCGCGCGCCCACAGCCCGATTGCCGCATTCCCGGCCGCTTTGGCTTTGGGGTGGTTCCAGAACTCCCGGTGAATCCTGCCGTTATCACTCACTCTTCATCCCTTGCCTTGAATCCAGCGCAAGCGGGCCACCAGGCCCGAACGTCGGACGATTCGGACCCTGTTTCACGCGGGTAGGTGATACGCCCTCCCGCCTCTAGCGGGATTAGGCATTTCGGCCACCGCCTCATCACCCGATACGCGCAATCCCCGCATTTCAAACCTTCGCCGCCCCGGACACGGGCGGCCTGGTCGTGCAGCCTTATCGACTTACCTAACGGGTGCTCGCCCCTCGCAATGCGTGTCTGAATGAGCCGTTTGCGTCGCTCACTGGCTGTGGACTGTTCTGGTAGGGGTGGAACCACGTAGGCGTCATCGGGTACTTCAAATAGTCCAATCTCGGTCATCAGAAAAGAACCTCTTGAGTTACGAGGCTGCCGAATTTGGTCAGCAGCACCCAATCTGAACCGCGCCTAAGTAGCGGCACCTCTGCCGGTTCCTGCCAAGGCCGCACATGGAAACCCTCGCTAGCCGCAGCATCCGGGTTATGTTCAATCCAGCCATGGCAGCCCGTGGTGCCGGAGCCGCACACGGCAACTATGTTTTCCGGACTCCACGGGCCACCCTGACCGCGTTTCTTGCGGTGATGCATAGACAGGGCTCCGGAGCGGCAACAGCGCTCACAGAACCCTTCAGAACGTTCTTGAACTACCTTGCGGCACTGCTTTTCGTTCAAACCTTCTTATCGATCAGATCGCTAAGCCCGGTGATCTTCCCAACCAGTGCCTTAGCCGCCTCCGCGCTGATCTGTTCCGTGACACGATCACAAGTACTTTCGAGTTTCTTGACGGCATCCGGGCCGTGCAAGTCCTTGCACTTAGGATCGTTGACGGTGTTGGACATCAGCTTGAGAGCCATCGTCACGATCAGCGCCTCCGAGGGCGTCAGTTCCACATTGAGCTTGACCATTGATTAAAGTCCTTTCGTAGTTAGTACCGTCAGCGGCCGGAAACGTTGTATTCCTGCGCAATTAGTCGCGCCGACGTTTGCAAGCCGGACAGCTCAGACTCCAGGTCTGATTTCTTGTCCTGCGCGTATTTCATGGTGACCTCGGCGGTATCCATGGATTCCCATAGCTCGGCGTTAGCGAGTAGCGCCTTGTCTTCGCGGTCCGCGCGTGTGCCCTGCTCTGATTGGCGAGATGCCGCCAACCCGAGCTGATAGGCACGCTTAGCGGCCAAATACTCGTCACGAGCTTGCCGAACCACCTTGGTGCCCTTGGAAATAAAGGCCACCACATCACGGATACGCGACTCAATCTCAACCGGATTGGTCGGTTCCGCCACTAGATCACCTGCACAGGCGCTTTATGCCACCTCCGGCGAATCTGACCCCAACTAAGGCAGCTCGCACACAGGAGCAGGTGGTCGACGAACCCGACTGCGTGCGTGGCCTTGCGGCCACACTTGTTGTCGCAGTCAGGTCCGAGCGAAGGTTTCCACCAGTTGCTATTCATCGAGTGTCACCACCCCACCCACAAGAGCAGCCGTGAATGCCTTAACTACATCAGCGGTAGCAGTCTTCAACGACTTGCCCGCATTGTTCTTGGTGAACGTTGCCGCAACCCGTTCTAGATCCCACTCATTCTCGGCTGCAACGGCCCTCAAGTCGTCTCGTGCCTTATCGGCAGCAGACGGTGCCTTAGCCTTGGCGGGTGCGGCAGCCTTAGCGGCAGGACGTGCAGACGTGGCCCGCTCATGCGACTCCGCATCAGGATCTGGATCACCAGTCGGAATCATCAACGCCTGCAACAGGAATGTACGCAGCGCCACTGATTCGGCCTTAGTCATCGCCTTATCGCCGGAATCGGCAGCCTCGCCGTACGTGACGCCGCCGAAATGATCGCCTCGTGGCCCGAATACGGTGAACTGCACCTTAGCGATGCGGTTAACCATCTTGCCACCCTTGGCGGTCTCGTACCGTTCCGCTTCGTGCTCGATAGCGATAGGGACCACCGTTACGCCGTGCTTTCGGAGCACCGGGCCAACCGCGTCCATTACTGCATCGATGCCACGGAAGTTGAAGCCCTGCTGCGCGTTCCGCGACTCCTTGCCGATGGACCTAACCTCATCCATAACCCGGCCCCACGCCTCATAGACGGTCGGGGTCGGGTCGTAATAAGCCGGGTCTTTCAGCTTGTTTTCAAGCTCATCGAGACGCGACATGATCGCCTCGTAAGTAACTTTTTCTTTCACTTCATCGTCGGTCAAAATCTTCCTATCCTGTGGCGCTAAGTGCGCACGTTCTATCGGCGTCGCCTACGGCTACACCCCACGCGTGGCCGGAGTCTTGAAGGAATTGCACCCGCCTCAACCAGGCTATTTCCCGCCAATCGAGTGCAAGCCCAAGGGGCGTCACGAGATGCCCAAACGCAACCTGATTGCGTTGATTGTGTTCGAATGATGGCCCGATCAGATCGGCCCCCCACAAGGCGTGCCCGATAAGGCAGCTTGGTTTACCTTTCACTACATAACTGCAAGCCACACCGTTGTTGTCATAGACGAACTCGGGGTAAGACGCCGCCTTTTCTCGCACCAAACGAATTAGGTTCTCACCAATTAGAGACATCAGTTCACTCCGCCATAATCCAATACGCCACGACCACACCCATAAGGAATGCGGCCAAAACTATTTCTCCAAGTAGACCCATTGCGCATCTATTTCCTTGTCAGCTTCGGCAGCTTGCGAGCCTCGCGCACCTGTACCGCCAACTTGGCGTACTCCCAGCCCTTATTTAGATCAAGCCAATACAGATTGGAGCGGGGCCGCACATCCCGAATAGGCGTATGTACCAGCAAGCCCTTGCTTTGATCACATTTAATAGGAGTGCGCTTACCGGTCTTCTGGTCATATAGGACACTTCGCGACGCAATCGCAACCTGAATCGTGACCTTGAGCGGAAAATCAGGCTCACTAGAACCCGTCTTATCGTCAGCCGCGTACACAATGCCCGTTGGCCTATGCAACAAGTATCGGTCCGGGTTACCGGCACTCTTCAACTCGTCATTAACCACGAATGGCTCAATAAGAACCGGGTCGAACTCTTCAATAGCCGCCTGGCGGGCTTCAATCCAAGGCTCAAGCTGTCGTGGCACATACTGCGGCTTGCGGCCCTCGTCTAGAACCTCACAGAGGCCATGGAACGCCGTACCTAACCCGCTCGCATCTTCCGAACCGCCCAATGCCTGCGCACTCGCTACTAACTCTTTTAGCGGCTTCTTGCCCTCGGGTACTGCCCAAGGATCTTTGTGTGCGGAGACCAGGTGTGCGGCCTGCGCGAACAGAGCTTCTGACTTCACCACGCCCATAAGCGCTCTAGCAGCTAGCCAGTCAGACAGATTGCCCTTGTCGTCAAGAGTGCCGGCCAACGTCGAGATGCGCGTATAGCCCTCCGCGTTAATAGGGGTCTTACCGCCCGGCTTGTAGCGCAGCGGCTCCCCATTCTGCGTGATATACGGCCTACCCCAGCGGTCCCTAACAATGCTGTGGTCAGTCAAAATCCCCCACAGTCAACCTAATAATCAAACGTAACCCCCTCTAAAATCATTTACCCCAGTTGCGACTGCCTTAGACCACGCATCAGCATTCACAATCGTCACCGTCTGACCCTTTTCCACATACAAAACACCGGCCTCTACCCGCGCCGAGTCAGCGGAATAAGCTTCCGAATTTCCCTGGTAGTCGAACACGCGAATTGTGCCGCTCACTTAGGCCCCTTAATTTCGAGCACCACGGGAAACATGCCCATGAAGCCATTGCGGTATCCGCCGGTCTTAAGGTCGTAGACCTTGCCTTGCTCAAGTCGCGCCCACAGATCCCAGGAATTGAATGAACCTACTTCCCAAGCGTCATCAACAGAGAAGGCCCCGCAACTAGTCGATAGCCGATTCTTACGAGTCGTCCTGGTGTGGCCATTGGACCCCGACGTGTCGTAGAGGGTGTCTTTAGACAGCACCGTGCAGTCTCGGTGCCATTCCTGATTGCTCGTCGCGCAGGCAGAGGCAGAGATGCCCAATGCCGCGCAGATGGCAGTGATTGCAGCTATGCGCCACATGTGTACTCCTAAAATGGTGTGCAGATACGAGAAAACCCGGCCAGCACCCCCCTAGGCTGGCCGGGCTAACCCGAAAATATTGTTAGGACTCACGAGCATGAAAACAGTGAGTTTTCGCGGTTTGACAGGACACCGTTTGAAACAGTTACCACTTAACAGTTGATTTTAGATTGCTGCTTGTGTCCTCGACCGCAAGACTGGACCCGATTTCTTTCCTATATGCAAGGTAAAATATTGCTGTATGGGTCCACAAAGTTCAGAAACTGGGCGCTCTCTATTTTTTTCGAAAATGAAAGTTGAGTGTGATTGCTGTTCGCGCCCACTAAATTCACCATACCCCAACTAGGGGAACACTACCAACCCATCAAATTACGATGGGCTGATAACGCGGTCCATTCACGACATCTCGCACCAATTCAGCGGGAGACTTACCCTCTACCGCCATTCCGAACACCGTGGGCGACAGTCCAGAAACCAGCGTCACATTGCCGTCGTGGGCTAGTGCCGGGTAGTTACTGTTCCGGGCGTTGACGTTCCAGAACACGACGTGAGGCAGTACGAGCCCCGCAGCTGCGAACTCCCGCTTGGCCGTCTCAAAGATGGTGTCAACGGTGCGGTCGTTGCGGTAGAACCCGAACGCCGCGTTGAACTCCATATCCGACACCACGTAGAGAGTCTTGGGCACCTGGCCTGAGCGCTGCCCCGCTGCCAAGATGGCCCGGAACGCCGCGTGCAGGTCTGTTGAGCCATACCAGCCGGTCGAATTCTCAATCGCGCGCATCCGATCCGCCAGGGTCTCGCCCTCGACCTTCTCAATCTTTGGGGTGGACGAGAAGGTCATGAAGTGATCTTTGTAAACGCCCTGATTGCGGTCCGCGAAATACAACGCCAGCGATACCGAAACCGACATAGGCCGACCACTCATCGATCCCGACACGTCCGCTAGAACGATCCCATCGTTGCCGCGCGTGTAGTCAGGCAGGTTCGCCCACAACGCATCCGCAGCCTGCGACTGACCGGCATTCACCATGTCGTACAGCTCATACGGATACAGGGTCGCCGCGTTTACCTTGGCCTCGCCCTTAACAACCGAATCGAGGTAAGCCTGATACTCGGCGGGCGTGTGGCGATGGAACGCCTTAACGTGCGTCATGTGAGCGCGCGAAGGCAACTTGCCCCAGTCAATCTCCCGCCACCGCTTAGCGGACATATCCTGCTCAAGCAGGCCGATGTGAGCCCGCAGCCGAGACAGCACCTTGCGGTACTTGCGCTGGTCCAGGCCGATAGCCTTACGCAGGTTTACCGCAAGATCCTTGCGTCCCTTGGACGTATCGGATGGCAGCCACTTGGCCAGCAGTGATACTGAATCGCCACGGTTGTACGCGTCGGCGTCCTTCACGAGCTGGTCGCCAATGATCTTGGCCATGCCACCTGTCACCGTCGAACCCTGATAAAACATGTCGTCCCAGCGGCCATACTCCGGAATGTGCTTAAGCACCTTGTCCATTGGAGTAAAGCCCAGGTCGGCCAGGCGCTTAAGGCAGGCCCGGAAGACATCGCGCTCCCCCTGCCCTCCGCGCACATCACGCAGGTAGAACATGGTGCGGATAGCAGTCTGCGCGTCTTCCCGATACGCCTTCTCGAAAAGATCGGCAGCCTTGTCGGGGGTGTCCCGCATCGCCCCGGCAGCCGCGAAGAAATCAACCACCGCGTTGAGACTCGACGCATTCGTAACCGCGCCATTCTCAGTGCGGGTCAGGTTGGTCTCGCGGCTAATCTCCTGCAAAAACGTGGTCACGATCTATTACCTCCCCGAAGTTCTCTTTGTAGTCCTTAGCCGGTACGACGTGGACGTTTCCAGTTGATGGCACGTACACCAAATAGGTGCCCGGATAGACGACAACGCCCGTGCCCCGGAACCGGATTCGCCGTAGTGAGCCGTCCTCTTTGAACGTCACCGTGAGCTGCCCAAGCTTGCTCTTCTTCTCGCACGACAATGACAGCATGTAGGTCACTGCCCCAAGGTTTCTGCCGGTGACCTTGGTAGCCCATGCAACGTCTTTGGGCATGGGCACTGTCTGCACCAATCCTTGTGTCTTAGTTAGCTTTTTACTCATAGGTTAGTCACTCCAATTGCAGGACAATCCACCTTTTCGGTAGTCCCGGTAGACAACGCATGTACGCGGAACGTTATCCACGTTGATATGCGCAACTGTTAGATCAGGGTCGGACGTGTTCGTGCGCTGGTCGCTGACATCACACCCGACAAGTAGGCCGGTGAGACCGGCAGCGATAACGCCACCGGCCACCAGCGTCTTCGAACGCCTCACTTACCGATTACCGCCCTGCGGGACAACGTAAGTCGGCTGGTAAGGGTTGCCGCCCTGCGCAATCAACTGGGACTGCAAGTACGCCTCAATGGTTGGGAATCCCGCAATCTCGGCCTGCTTCTGCAACGCCTGCTGCTTAGCCACCTCAGTCTGCGACTCCGCAGCCTTAACCTCCGCGTCGGCGGCAGCCTTTTTAGCGTTCGCCTCCGCGACGCTGGACTGCTCCTTATTGATTGCAGCCTTGAGGTTTCCGTCCATCGGCTCAGGCTTAAGCACCGTTATCTGAAAGTTGGTGAAATACTCCTGCCCATCAGTGCGCGCCTTGGACGCGCCCGGAAGCCGTTCTTTAAGCACGTTCTGGAATTCCACACGCACCTTTTCGTCATTCCAGATCTGACGCCAAGTGTACTTCTGCGCCACCTGCGTAAGCGTCTGCTCAAGTGGTTGGCCCACAACGTAATTGACCAACTGCACCCAACCATCCGACTGAGTGCCGTCCTCATTCAGCCAACCCTGATACTTAGTACCGAAGTCCCGGTGGAACTGAGATAGCTTCTCGCAATCCGAGGTCAGGTCCATGGTCACAACAACCGGCACCTTAAGCTCAGCCGGTGCCTCCGCGCCCGATACCACAACGTACGGCTGGTGTTCTGCGCCCTTCGCGCCCGTTGCGTCCCAACTGATCTGGCGCGCCGGATAACGGTAGATCTTGAAGCCGCCAGGCGGGTTGGCCTCCGAGGTTTCCGGCCCCATACAACCGATGATCTTTGGGGCGGTAGGAACAAACGCGTAGTCATCGACCTTAACTGCCGTTTGGCCGGCGGGAATCTGGGTAGCGCAGGCGGAAAGCGTGAGGCCAGCGGCCACGGCGATACCGACTACAGCTGCCTTAGTGCGTTTCATACTTTGGATTGCCTCTCTAAAAATTGGTTGATTGTTGATTCGATTTGTTGCTGCCGTTTTTGGTCGTACTCGTCTTGCTCGCGAGCTAGGAGCACTCGGGCATGCTCTCGGCGTTCCTTGCGGGACAGCCACTTAACGGGATCGTTTAGCCCCTCGATAAGCCGTCCCCGTTCGCGCCATCGGACGGTGGCGTATATCGCGTAGCCAACGAGCGCGAGCAGAGCCAAGATGACTATGAGCACAAGGATTCTCACCGGCTACTCACCATCTGCCCCAAATCCTCGCGGGTAAGGAACATGGTGTTTCGTGCAATCGTGGAGTCGTCGCGGTCCAAACCGAAAATCTCGGTGGTACCGCCCTCGCGCTCAAGCTTGGCCCGGTAGTTGACGTGATAGTGCCCGTGAAAGAACAGGCGTGGCTTAGTCGCATCAACCACTTCACGGACGAGGCCCCGGTGAGACTCGGCTGCTAACAGGTCTTCGCTCGGGAACTGGTTACCTGAACCGATACCTGGAATCGCGAACCCGCGAGGCGCATCATGGGCAACGATCACATCCACGCCGCCAGGCCGTGAAGCGTATTCGACCTGCTCACCGCTAAGCACCTCACCAGGCCACCAGTCGTGACCCTCGCGCCGCCACGAGCGGTCCACCGAGTGTGCGCCACCTAGCGCCATCCACGTCATACCCCACCACTCCCAGCGGAAACCGCGAGGCAGATGCATGATCCGGTCTAGATCACCGAATAACGTTGGCTTACCGCCAGGTACGTTGCATTCGTCAAGCTGCGAATGATCCTCATGGTTGCCATCCACCCAGACCAGCCACATGCCTAGCTCTTCAAGCAGTTGGTTAGACCCGAGCAGGTAGGCATAGGTCCGCTCCGATGGCGTCCAAAACCCGTAATCGCCAACATGAACTATCGTGTCTACGCCATTGCGCTTGGCGTACTTAATGGCCTGTTCAGCCCAGTACGGGTTACCGTGCCAATCCCCCGCAACCATTACCTTATTCGGCTCTATCACCATATGGCCAACCTCGTCTTCACCATCCGGCACCGAATGCACTCGCGTTTCTGCCTTAGCGATAGGCTAAATGCGTTGTTAGGTTTCCCCCATAGCGTCCACTTATGGATGCCCAACCGACACCTGATCACGACTCGGACACCTCGAACTGAGAGTGCGAGGGCGGGCCACCCATACCCTTGCCGCAATCCGGCAGACGCCCCGCCTCAGAAGCCCATTCATGTAAATGAAGCTGGTATTCTTCGCGGTACGCATGACCACACCCCAACGGGCATTCGAACATTCCTTTACTACCTTTCCTAAATGGTTAAACTCATTTCCACGGCTTGCGCACTGCGACCTTTCGGTGAGTGCCGCCCACGCACCCCGGAATGGTGCGATCCAAGGTCACCTGTAGAGGCTTAGAACCATCGCGGCCATCAAAGACCACTTGAATACCCCGCTGTTTCGCCAAAGACGCCAGCGCACGGGTGTAATCAACCGGCAGCGGCTCACGCTTGTGAGGTGGATAACGAATAGCGCAATCCAGCCAAGCATTCAGAAGAATGCGGATACGGTTTCTATCTGCTCGCGGCAGTTCACGTAACTTTGGACCTGTGGGTTTCCCAAGATTGATAGCCATTGCCCACCTCTCGATGAAGGGATTTAGAGAAATGAGTCGGCCGGGGAGCGGAAACCCGGTGAGTGAGGCAAACCCGTATTAAACCCCAACACAAACAGGCGTATGACCACAAATAACGCCGTTTCCAATTAGGCTCGCTCAACCCGGCCGACTAGCTGCGCGCCGAGAATCGAACTCGGAAACACCCCCCAGTCAGCGTCCCTACCTTGTAATAGATAAGTAGCAAGGGTGCGGCAGCCATTACCTGCCCCGCGCATCCTCACTGTTAGGGCTAACCGTTCTACCTCCGTATCTCAGCCACGGGATACGAGTCAAGGCATTGCGTCAGACGTGTAGACGCCGCCCATACCATCGGTTTGTGCCCAACAGTGAAAGCACACAATATTCATTGCGACCTAAACTTGGCGGCGAAACGCACACCCACCCGGTATAAACGTCACAGGCGCCCCGACAACGGGGTTACTTCGTACGGCCAGCTGTAAAAGTTTTTATGTGGTTGGTTGGATTAAGTTAGAGCGGATACGTCCACTCGGTCAGAAGTAGATTCACACGCGCCACAAGGCGATAGACTTTGATTTTTGCGATCCTTCGCGCTCGCGCAAACCTACTCCTGACCCCCATCCTCATATTTCAATTATCCCCCATTAAGGGGAACAATCGAAAACTCTCGTTTTTCAACAATCTCGAACCCGATGGGTTCGTCCAGATTCGGCCCAACCGGGATAAGGTTCACCTCGGCTAGGTTGTCAACAATGGCATCCGCGATTGCTGCAAGCTGGTCAAACTTGACACTCGGTAGCCATTCCTGAAGTTCGGCAGTGACCCGATGAACAACGTATCCGCGTTCGACGGGCTCGTTGGCGATTCCCGTAAGCTCCCGAATATCATTGATAGCGGTAAGAGCCTCGGCTAAACGCAACTCGGTTTCAATGTTCGCAAAGCCCATTTCACGAATCCTTATCTTCATCCCACGGAATAGTTTCCGCGCACTTCCTAATCTCTTCCATCGGAACCAGCACCTTGCGTCCGTACTTGCGTACAAAGATGCGTCCTGCTCGCCGCAGCTCGTCAAACTCGGTGAGTCCGAGTCCGAGCATTTCCGCCGCCTGCCTCCTGGGCACTAGCACCGGCTCGGCAGTGACCCTTTCGACTACCGCAGTCATCCGGCCCGCCTCACAGCCGCGATGCGTCGCGGCATCCGTCGAGGGTCGGTGATCAGGTTGTTGATTGGGACATTGAATCGGTAGGACATTGCCGCGATCAGCTTGACCGTCGGACGGCCCTGCCAGTTCTTTGAGAACGACCGGCGAACTGTCGTCGGCGCTTCATAAATCTCACGGGCAAGATCCTCGCGGGTCTCAATCTTGTTGACGGCCATTAGGTTTCGAACGTATTCGCAGTCCCAGTGGATGTCTGGTGTGGTCTGTTGCACGCTATCGACACTAGCAAGGCACTTTCCAAAATTGCAAGCATGTAACTAAAAGTGGTTGTGGCATGCTGTCGTGGAAAGTTCATAACCGCAGGTGCAAGATAGTTGCTCACAACCGAAAGTGGTTGTACGGTTCACGCATGCGCACAGACAGTCGAGGTAACGACATACAAGTTGCCCTGAGCGATGCCCTGGGGCGAGTTGTACAGAAGAACGAAATAACCGCCGCCCTCGGGCTGCCCGCTGCCGCGTACAGCCGCAAGCTTGCCGTCCGAGCCGACTTCCCCAACTTTGAAGAGCTCACAGCTATCGCAAAGCACTTCGAACTAGTCCCCGCCGCCCTGCACTACGACTTCGGGCTCATTGACGACGAAGCCATAGAGTTCTTGCGGGAGCACCGATCCGGCCACCCTACGGTGACCACAAGACGAAAGGAGGTCACCAAGGCAAGTAAGCGAGAACGACGGCTAGACACCGCAAAAAGAAAGCCCTCAGCGTGACGGGGGACTAACAAAGACCAACCAACCAACCCACACACAGCGCCCCAGCAGTAGCTAAAAACAAGGGGCGCTGCACACAAGACCAGCCACGGGGGCCGTTCTTACATGTCAGTACCGACGTTGATACTCCTTACCCTAATTGCGCTCTGCCTAAGCCTGTGGATACGGCGCGCCACATGGAAGACCACCTATGAACGCGCCGCCACCATCAGCCTGCTACTACAGGGCATCTCAGTAATCCTCATGTCACCGTGGGCATCCCAACATCTCGGAATCTGGCTACAACACCAAACCGGATGGGCCAACCTAGAGGACTACCTAGCGCACAACGCATACATAGTGGCCTTAAGTGCAGTCGTCTACCACGCACTAGAGCGCCTAGACGAAGGCCCCTACCTCGAACGGTCTTTCAAGCTATATCTCGAAACACCAGCAATTTTGGCTTTCCCGCTCACGCTCGTGACCTTCACCCTAAGCGAGAGCACAAATCAGTATGCGGACGACTTCTTTGAACTGCCGGCCGACTTCTGGCTGTCCGCATACTCCTTCATCGTCTGCGCCATCAATATCTACCTTCTGGGCTATGGATGCCGCATGCTCGTGATCCTGCGCGAAGACCCGCGATCAACCCAGATAGCCGACACATACCTTATGTGTTGCCTTTGCGGGATCGCGGCAAGCCTTGTCCGCATGCTTAATTCATTTGTCCCCTCCATACCGCCAGCAATCGGCAGCGAAGCCGCCTGGCTGCTCACATGCGCCTGCGCCATCGGATTCGCAGTTACCGGCGCACTTTCATGGCTGGGAAAGAACAAGCAAGGAACGGACAAGGCTCCCGCTGACGATCCGACCCCCCGACGCCCCGAGCCCGTGTAGGGCTTAGGGCACTAAGGCATCAAGCCCCGCCACCGACTTACGCAGGAACCCCATATCGACCTTTTGGTAGTGCCGGGTAGTCAGAATGTGGGCGTGACCCAAGAACTCCTGAATGGCCCTGGCATCTACGCCATCTTCCATGAGTTGCGTAGCCGCAGTGTTGCGCGCCTCGTGTAGAAGCACCTCGCCGCGTTTCTTGGTGATACCGCACGCCGCTACAAGCTCATTCCACGCCCGGTTGTCGTCACGCTGAGATACGGGCCTGCCATCGTCGTGATGCCACAACAAGTTATGCGGATTGTGACGCCCCGCCTGCTCCTGCTTGTAGACCTTCAATATCTCAACCAGAGCCTCGGTCATCGGCACAAAGCGCTCACTCGTCACGCTCTTCGGCCGCGTCCACACAAGGCTCCGATGACACTCCCGATACTCGTAACCGGCAGGAAAATCCCACTTAGCTTGCGGGCACCACGCAGGACCACCCATATCGCAGGTACCGCCGCATCCGTGAACCTTGGTGTGGTTCTGCAACTGCCACGAAACATCCAATACGCCCTCATCCAGATAGACGCGATCCCATTCCATCCCGAGGCATTCAGCCTGCCGTGCGCCGGTAAGGAACGCGAACGCCCAACGCGACGCCAAATAGGGGCCAAAGCTCCGCCTCTCGTCCAGCTCAGCGGCGACCGCCAACATCTTCTTAGCCGTGAGCTGATCGTATGCACCACGCTCCCGAGCCGTATATCCCGGCTTATGCACCAGTGCCACAACATTCTTAGGCACGACCTCTTCTTTCACGGCGTCGGCCACCGCGCGATTCAACACGACGTATGCCTTCTGGGCGCTACGGGGTGAATGCTCCTTTTGATTGGACCGAACCATCTTCCGCACGTGATCTGCCGTCAGCTTGTCGAGCCGGTGCGTCCCGATGTACGGGGTGATGTAGTTCCGAATCGTGGACCGATAGTCACGTAGCGATTCAGGCTTCACCCGGTCCTTGTGAATCTCATCTGTCCACTTGCGTAGCCATTCAGCAACCGTGTACCGATCCGAGCTTCGCGGGTTCAGCTCACCCTTGGTTTGGGCGACGAGTAGGTCTCGCAGCTTCTCCTTGGCAAGTCTCTCGGTCTTAGCCGCGCGCCGGATTTGTCGGCGTTTTCCGTTCTCGTCCGTGACGTAGACGTAGGCGACGTGGTACCCCTTCGCGTCCACGTACAGGCCACCCAACCCCTTGTCGCGTCTCTTATTTTTTTCACGGCTGTCAGCCAT